CTGAACGAGGACAAGTTATTGAAAAGTTAATTGGTGTTTCTGCAATTACAGAAAGCACAAAATTAGCTAGAGAAGAATCAAGAGCTTTACAGAGAGCTGCAGATATTATCCAACCTGGTTCTTTAGAAGATGAAAAGGAAAAAGTAGAAGAATTTAAAGTTGCTGTTAAAGATGCCAAAAATAAACTTGAAGAAGTAAAAGAAGCTGCTAAAACTCTTGAACAAGAATTAGTTGTTTTGAGAGAAACAGAAAAAGCAGAGACTGAATTACAAAATCATTTAGATAGTCTAAATACAAGTTTAGAAACTGTCAAAACAGATGATAATTACTTAAAAGACAACTTAAAGAATTATACAAAAATTCTAAAAGAAAATTCTGAAATCTCTATTGATTACAAAATGAAAGAAATCATAGAAGAAGAATTAAAAGACTCATTAGAAAAAGAAAAAGTTCTCCAAACAGAACTCAATAATATTAACATTCAAATCACAAGATTTACTGAATTGTTTGAAGAAGTCTTAAACTATGATGAAATTAAAGAAGCTTATTCTGAAGTATTGGATTGTTACAATGATATGTTAAGTAAAAAATCTGAGCTAGATGAAGCTTTAATGGGATTAAAAGTAAAAGTCAAATCTGTTAAAAAACATTTAGAACTGCTTAAGAGTGGAGCAGCTGAATGTCCAGTATGTGGCCATCCAATTTTAAATCCCGAAGAAGAATTTAAAAAACATACTGAAGAACAAGAACAAAACAAAAATGAATTTAAAAATCTCAAAGAAGAATTAGACGCTTTAGAAAAAGACATTGCTAAAATGAGTCAAGAAAAAGCTCATTATGAAGCTCAATTACAAAAAGCAACTGAACAAGCTAATTCTGAAAAAGACTTCAAAAAAGCTAAAAGAGATAAAAAGACTAAAGAAGCAGAATTAAAATCTATTCAATTAGTAATCTCTAAAAATAGAGACCAATTAGCAGAAATCAATGCTAGTGAAAGACATAGAGATTTAATTACAACTGCAAGAGAACAAGTCACAATTAGCGAGCAAAGACTTAAAGATAACAAAAAGGAAAGAGCTCGTTTAGAAAAAGAAATCTCAACTCTTAATGTTTTACCCAAATCAACTTATAGAATACTTCTTAAAAATCTAAAAGATAAAGAAGAATTATTAGTTAAAACGAATATTCAAAAAGCTTCTCTTGATGGTGAATTAAAACTTATTGTAGAAAAAGCTAGACAAGCTGTTTCTGATTATAAGAGATGTAAAGAAGCGAGCGAAAACTATGAAAAGCTCCATAATCAATTAACAATTATGAATCTTACTAATCAAAGTTTGATTAAATTCAAAGAGCAACGTATTAAAAATTCAATACCTGAATTAACTGACATTGCTTCAGAAATTCTTGCTAGATTTACTGATAATAAATTTACTCAATTGATTCTTACTGATAAATTTGAAACATTCGTCATAACAGAAAATAATGTTAAAAGACCAGTATCACAATTGTCGGGTGGTGAATTATCTGCAGCCGCAATTGCTTTAAGATTAGCAATAGCTTTATTCTTAAATAACGGTCAACAACATTTACTTATCTTAGATGAAGTTCTAACTGCAATGAGTAGCGACCGCTCTCAATTGATTTTAGAAACTATCACTTCATTAACAAATGCACAAATTATTTTAATTGCTCACAATGATGGTATTAACTCATTTGCTGATAAAGTAGTACATTTGTAAAAAATTGCGATATAAAAGGAGTAAGATATGAGAGGTTTATTTAAAACTGAGGAACCAACCACTAAAAAAAGACACCGTAATAATGTGAGAATTTCTTTTAGTAATGCTGATATAGCAAGATTGCTACACATATTCAAAGAAGTATCAGAATATTACCTTGCTAGAGTTCATACGACTATTGACGGTGAGACTGAACAAGAAATTTTCCAAAATTCAATAGATGCTTTTAATTTTTACTTGTCTGAAATTACTACAAATCCTAAACCATCTGTACAAGATGATAAAGTTTTTGAAGTGATTCTAAAAAATGAGGGTAAAAATAAAGTGAAGATTAAATATAATGCTCTTCACGCTAAAGAAACATTTGATAATAATTCTAATTTAGCAAACAATATTAAGAACATTTTATTTGAAGATTATGCTACTTCTGTAAAGTATGCTACTATTGGATATATTCAAATAAACATTAGGAACAATTAAAGGAGAAATAATGGTTTTAGAAATTAAACAAGTTAAAAAAGACCAAGCTAAAAAGAAACCTGAAATCATTAAAGAAATTTCAGAAGTTACAGGTTATACACAAGTTGAGGTCAAAGATATTTTAAGAGCTTTTGTAGCTATTCAACAAAGAGAGTTAATCCTAACTGGAGCATGGAACTTTCCAGGTATGCCTTATGTTGAAAGACACGTTAAGAAAAGCATGAAAAGAAAGTTGCCAGACTCTGACACAATTGTAGAATATCCAGCAACATGCTATTTAAAAGCTGGTATTCCACCACAAATTAGAAATCTTCATAAGAACGCTTTTAGAGAGATTAACAATCAGTTAAACGGTGTTACTAAAGAAGATTGGTACAAAAATAGAATTGTAGAAGATGATTAAAGAGCAGCCCTAGTGCTGCTTTTTCTGTTGATATAACTATTATTATAACAGTTATAAAGGAGAGTAATTAAATGAAGAGCAAAATAGCTCAATTTAACAAGTATTTACTTGTATTCTTTTCTCTTTTATGCTTCTTGGGCTCAATTTCTTCTATCACCCAAGTTAGTTTTGCTGACTCTTCTAAAGATAAACAAAAAATCGTAGATGAAGCAAATAGCTTTGATGGTGGTAATGAAGATGGCTTTTTTGCTAAAACTAATGGATTAAAAGGAAAATTCACTAGAGAAGAATCCATGAGTAATTTATATAAGTATATGTTTATGAAAGGAAATTATATACAAGAAGTTACAAATGGAGTATTAGGAAGCGAAGATGAGGGAGTAGACCATAGTGTAGTTAAGAAAAGAGGCGATACAAAGACTGTTTGTTATTTTGAGAAACAGCCACAAAACGCTTTAAACCACAATTGTGATATACCCACTTTTGCTTCTCAATTAGGGCAAGTGACTCATGCCATAATGAACTCTCAAGGTGTATTAGGTGCAGAAGTTACTTCTGCTAAATCTGTTTTGGGTGTGCCTGCAGGTTTACCAGGTGATTCTGTGCCTGTATTCGCAAATGAAAGAATATATAAATATACAGGTTTAGAATTATTCGGATATAATTTACATTATACTACGTATGTAGGAGAATGGGATAATGTTGTGCCACAAACACAAGCTAGATTGATGTCTAACTTTGGATTTTGGTCAAAAGCAAAATTAGGTGCCACTTCTGTATTTAACGGTGTTAAAGGTGCTATCAATGCAGCTGTTACTAAGTTTGATTGGAACCCAATTAAATATATTGGTAATATTATTGATGGCGGTGCAAGTAGTGTCTTATGGACTATTGTTGATACTTCTGATTTAAACATTGTTGCTACTCACGCATGGAGTAGACCAGATTACAGTGCAACGGTGTATAACGCTTATTATATGAGCAGTAAAGAAGTTCATCAAAAAGGACAAGCTTGGCTTCTTTCAAAATTTGAAGAAGAATTTGCTAAATTATCTTCGCCAAACCCAGCAGTACAACAAATGCTTGATTTAAGTATTCGCTCATCTAAATTCCCTAAATTCCAATATAAACGAAACGTAGAGAGTGAAGCAAGTAAAGCTGCTCGTAAAGAAGCTGAAAAGGCAAAAACAACTGTTCCCGATAGAGTTTATGAAACGGGAGCAGACCAATTCAAACAATGGAAAGATACTAATTCAGCATTTTTAGAATCTGCAAAAAGTGTTGGTATTGATTGTTCTGATAGAGAACTTTATGGAGATTTTATTACTTGTTATGACGAAGCTTGGAATAAATATGCTAGTAAAGTCGTTCAAGAAAATAAAGATGATGTAGATAAAGCTTTTTCTGCTATTACAGAAAACTATCTTAAAAAAGACCCTCACTTCGACCCATCACGTTCAATCTCACATTATGTTTGTGCTGATGAAAATGGTGACCCAGTTGGTCAAAGTATGGCTGAATGGAAATATGCTTTCACGGACGAAAATTCAGACGAAGCAGAATTTTTAGGTGGTTGTGGAGAACTCCGTCCATCTATCAAAGGTGCTTTATATGGAAATGGTGAAGGTGATTTTTCTGATACAAGATATAAACATTTTATCACAAAAGGTCAAATTGCAAAATCAAATGGCTCAATTAGTGTATTTGGTGGATTCTTTAACTTTATTGCAGTAACAGCTGCTAAAATCACAAATTCTATGCTAACATTATCATTCTCAAATATTCTAAAAGAATTAGGAATTAGTAGTATGATTGCTAAAACAGTTGAAATTTTCAGAGATAGTATCTTCTATCCTTTATCAACAATTGGTATAGCAATAAGTGCTTTTTGGATTCTTGTTTCATGCTTTAGAATGGGATTCGGTAGACAAGCATTTTCTCTATTATTACTTCTTGTGATTACATTTGGTGTTGGTGTTGCTCTGTTATACAAACCAGAACAAACAACTCAATTAGTAGAAGAATTACCAAGTAAGATTGATAACTTCTTAATCAATGTTATTACTCATAAAGAAGATGATAAAGCTACACAATTGTGTAGTGCAACTGGTGGAGATTATACCGGTGTAAGAAAAATGCAATGTCAAGTATGGAAGATGAGTATATTCGACCCTTGGGTTTACGGACAATGGGGAACTTCTTACACAAACTTAGAACCATCTAAATTTAGTAATACAAATCAGAGTTTAGTTGGTGATGCACCAGTTAATATGGGTGGTGGAAGTATTATTCATAACTGGGCATTGTATCAATTAGATATAACAAAATCAGGTACTATCACAAATACAAACCCACAAGAAACTGATAATACTATCAATAGAAATATTTATCGTATTGTTGACTTGCAAGCTGGGCCAAATAATGGTGCTAAATCAGATTCAACTTATTTAACAGCATGGTCTGGTGCTGGATTAAATAGAGATAGTTATCAATTTAGAGGTGCTATTGTTTCTATTTGTCTTACTTTCTTGTTGGGTGGATTAGCAATAGCAAAAATTGAATACACATTATTGATTGCTATTCAAGTATTCATCTTACCAATTCAATTAGCATTAAGCTTATTCCCCGGTGGAAACGTAAGATTTAAAAATTATTTTGAAAATCTATTAAGCTTATTCCTAAAACGCTTCTTAATAGTTCTTGTTATCTCATTAGCATTACTAATGTTAACAGCTATTGACTCTGGCTTAGATAATTATAACACTGTTTTCTTTGGAGTAGTTATTGTAGCTGTTGCTATTAAGATGTATTGGAAAGAAATGGTAAATCTATTTAGTATGACTACTAATAATGCCGGTTCATTTATGAGCGGCGGAATTAGAGAACAACTTAAAATGAGTAATATGCCTAAATTCTTACAACGTAGAATCCCTAGATACACAACTGGAGTTAAAGATAGTATTGCAGGTGGTGTAGGTGGTGCTATTGCTGGAATTGGTGCTAAGATTGCTGATGAATCTAAAGGTGTTTCAAAAGGAAGTCTATTATCTTATGTAACAGAGGGAACTAAGAAAGGTTCTGGTTATGCAAGCCGTAGATTTAATATGATGAATGAAAATCGTCAAAGAAAAATGGGCTACAGTGCTTATGATACATTAGGACAAATTAGAGAGTCTGTTGCTCAAAATCAACGTGACTCATTTAACAGTAAAACTTCAACAGTTGCAAATAACTGGAAGAATATGGAAACTGTTTTAAGGAATGAAATTGTTGAGCATGAAGCTAAGAAAACTCATGAAGATTTCCTAATCAAACAAAAGACTGAAAAACTAGAAAAACTTCAAGCTAAAACATCATTAACTATGAATGAAGAAGCAGAAATTATTCATTTAGAAAAAGAATTAGAACAACATTATGCTAACAAAGAAGATTTATTCTTTAGAGATACTAATATTGAGGCTGCAGCTGAATTATTAGAAAGAGCAAAAGCAAGTAATTATAAATTTGACAACAATAAAGTCAATGGTAACTTCTTAGCTATGCAACCTGGTCAAAGAGAAATTAGAATTGATGAAAATGGTCGCAGACATTCTGAAATTCTAACAACTGAAGAAGCGGTTGAAAGATTTATTGATACAGCTCCTATCAATATGAGAATGATTAAAGCTGATGATGAAAAAGCACTTCAACAATCTTTAATCAAAGAAGCTAAAGATAAAGCTGCAGAAACAATCAATAGTGTTAAAGATAAGTTCTCTACTAATATAGATGAATTTAAAGATAAGACTGGATTGAACTTTAATGATGAAATTATTTATGAAGAAGCATTTTGGACTGCCCCTTATACTGAAACAGAAGATGGTAAAAGAACTTATGGACAAAGTGAGGCTGAGAAATACATTTCAGAATTTGATAAATCAGCGCCAGAATTAGCAACAGCATTGAGAGAGTTAGCTATATTGGCAAAACAATCATCAAATGGTATAATCAAAGAAAAGAAAAAAGATAAAAGTATCTACAAAAAATCAAAACGACAAACTCTAAAAGATAGATTTAAAAAATCAAAAGAGCAGAAAGAAATTTCAAAATTGAAAGATTCAGTAAAAGAATCTACTAATAAGAGTGAAAGCAAAATCAAAAAGGATTCAGATTTTGACGATATGAGCAATAAAGAATTTGAAAATCCTTTTGAAGAGTAAACAAGAGCAAAGGAGAAGTCTTAAATGCAAAAAATAAAATACATTCTATTGACAGCATTGAGCGCTCTTATGCTCTTTGCTTCAACTCAAAACGTAGTTCAAAACTCAAGTGCAGACTTTAATCCAGTTTCATGGATTGTCTGCCGTTTTGACTCTACAAAAATGTTATATAGAGCTGCAACTACTGACTGGGTACCTTATATGATTAGGTCAAAAACCTCATTAGCAAGTACTAGAATAAATGGTGAAGATTCTAATAACATTATAATGAGTATGGCTGGATATAAATTTGGTGGGAAACAAACTAATTCCCCTAATATATTCCAAAAAGTTGGTTTGTCAGGTATTGAATACAGTTCTTATTTGGGCGAATGGAAATATTATGACATTGACCCATGTGAAGAAAATGCAAAATCAAAAGCTTCAGACTATGGAGAATATTACAAAGATAGAAAAGACCCTCAATCAACTTATGGAGAAGTTAATACTTCAAGAGACCCTAGAACCAAACAATTTGCTCAAGGATTCTTTAGTGCTTGGTGGTCTGCTATCAAATTGTCTGTTAATAATTTCTTCTTAGGAATTTCTAAATTTATTTCAGCAATTACTATTACATTATTTGGTCTAGCATTTACAGATGTGAGTGATTTATTAGGATTAACTCAAGATTTTCAAGAGGGTATGTTCCAAAAATTATACTCTAATTTATTCATGCCACTTGTTACACTTGTATTCCTATTGACAGCTATGTATATTCTTTACTATGGAATTATTAAGAGAGAATACAGAACTTCATTAGTTGGTGGATTATTGAAACCAATGCTTGCATTTGCTACTGCTATTATCATTTCTGCTAATATTACTTGGATTACTATTCCAAACAAATTAGCAACACTTGGAACAAGTTTAGTAACCTCTGCATTAGTAAGTAATGTTAAATCATCTACTAATGATTTATGTGATACTTCAACTGGAGCAGAATTGGATATTACATCAAGCAAATTCTTAGATGAAGCTAATGATAGAATGAAAAGTATTATTGCTTGTAATATGTATGTAGAATTTGTCTTTAAACCTTGGGCAAGAGGACAATTTGGAAGTGAATATGACCAGTTAGATGCTGTTCAATTACAAAATATTAACAAGAGTTGGGTAGGAGAGCCTAATGTAGTATTAGGTGATAAAAAGATTGCAAACTGGGCTTTATTCCAAGTTGATTTACAATCTGGTTATCATGCTCCAATAGACGAAATTGATTCACCGCTTGTTGGTGGTGTTGATAAAGACTGGTACCGAATTGTAGATGCACTATCTAACTATGATGAAATTGTTAGAACATTTGGTTCATCAAGTTCTGGTGGAAGTGGAGGTGCAGATGGTGATTTAGGTGGAAGCTCTGGTGGAGTGGAAATCAAAACAAATCCCGACCACTGGTCAACTGGAGACCCATACACTCACGATTTATTTACAAAACGTGACGGTATTACAGCAGAACAAATTGACGGATATTTAGCAAAAAGTGGTATTCCTTTTGATAAGAGTCGTGTAAACGGTAAAAACTTCCTTGCTTGGCAAAAGGCGTCAGGTGTGGACGTGAGAGCTCTTATTGCGATTGCTTTATGGGAAAGTAGTTATGGTACTGCTGGAGTTGCAGTAAGTGGTAATATGTGGAACTTCGCTGCATTTGACTCTAACCCAGATGCTTCATTGGCATTTAACGATAGTGTAGCTATTGTGAAAATGGCGAATGAAACTCTTATCAATAATAAAAATAGAAATTTCAAACGCCAAGATGATAAAGCTCTAGCTAATGCGAATGGAACACTTAGACCTGAAGATGGTGGGGTATACTTTACTGACACATCAGGCCACGGTAAAAAAAGAGCAGAAACTATGGCTGAAATTGACGCCTATATTGATGCGAACGGTGGGGCTGCAGATAAAGCAACAAATACCGAACCGGGTACTGGACAAATTGCAGATTCAGATATTGCAGGTTCATTAAGTGGTGGAAGCTCAAGCGGTAGCGGTAAAGTTTATGAACAAATCAACTCTAAACCATTAGAAGAATGGAGTTATTGGACTGGAAATAAGAGTGGAGAAAGATTTAACCAAACATTTATTTCAATGTTCTTAACAATTGTTGGTAGTATTCTTCCTTTACTATTTGCTCTATTATGTACTATTTATGGATTAGGAATTACAATCCTTACTATTGTTGCACCTATATTCTTACTTCTTGGTTGTTGGGGTGGTAGAGGCCAATCAATACTTAGACAGTATTTTGGAACTGTATTATCAACAATGCTTAAGAAAGTAATTGCAAGCTTCTTGTTAGTAATAAGCGTAATTATTAACACAAATCTTATAGCTATGATTAACTCAGTTGGATTGATACAATCACTTGTCTTTACAATGATTATTTCATATGTACTATTCAAAAATAGAGCTACTATCATTGATAGATTTAGTCAAACAAGTTTAGGACAAATGAACTTATCAGGTTTCAGCAAGGGTATCAATGTATTTAAATCTGCTGGTAAATTAGCTCTAGGACTTGGAGGAGCTGCAGCTGTAGGTGGTATTGAATCTAAGAAAATTGGTGGACAATTCTCAAGTGGTATGTCGTCTGGTGTATCTACTTTCATTAAAAACAAAGCTTATACAACTCAATTTGGACGAAACTCTATGCAAGGTTATGCAGGTATTTCAGAAAAACACACTAAGCATATTTGCGTAAATTGTGGTAGAGAAATTGGATTTGGTGACATTGGTTATAGAGATGATGTTGGTAATTATTACTGTTCAGAATGTGCTTCAGTAGAGGGCTACGAAAACTTCTCTGAAATTATTATTGAAGAAGAAAACAACTCAAATCGTAATTACCAAGAAGAAGTTACAATTGTTAGAACAGAAACTACAAAAGATGGTCAAAAAATGGACTTTGCAGAGCAATTCCACCAACCAACATACAAAGATATGAGAACTATTATGAAAGTTACAACTAATGACTGGGATAGAGAAGCAACTGAACGAGTAATTAAAAATTCTCTTGCAGCTTACAAAGCTCAATTATTCCAAGATACAAATTCACCATCTAATTATATGTTAAGTATTAAGAAAGGTGAGAAACCTAAAAAAGTAATTTTCAAAGACATTCCATTACCTGACCCAATTAGAGCTAAGATTTTAGGTTCAAACGCCTCACAATTGATAGCTCAAGGGCGTAATAGAGAGCTCTATGACTTGGTAGAAAATGCTTGGAAAGATTGGTATGTTGACACAAACAATTCAAGAATTAAAACAAATAAAATCAAGAAAGAAGATTTAACAATGTTTGATTATGATAATATTGATATATCTGGCGTTAAATACAATTTTGACAAAGGAGATACTTCTGACGAACTTGATTTTGAAGAATAAAAAGAAAGCAAATTTTGCTTTCTTTTTTGCTTTTTAAGTAGAAGTTTTGGAATAATATAACTATAAAACAAAATCATAAGTGATTTTAGAAAATTATTTTAGGAAGGTAAAAATGGCAGCTAAAAAAGAAACTAAAACAAATAACATTGTAGAAACTGAAGCAGTTACACAACCACAAAATAATGCAAAAAAAGAAGCTTTCTTGAAAGCTCTTGCTGAAGTTTCCTCAATGAAAAATGTTGGTCAAATTGCTTTACTAACTGACATGAGAGAAGAAAATGTTGCTAAAACTTCATCAGGTAGTATTGTATTGGATAGCATCTTAGGTGGTGGTATTCCTAAAGGCCGTATTATTGAAATCTACGGACCAGAAGGTTCGGGTAAAACTTCTATTGCTCTTACAGCTTTAGGAAATGTTCAAAAAGAAGGTGGTACCGGTGTATTCCTTGATGTTGAACAAGCGTTTGACCCTAATTATGCTAAAGCATTAGGTGTTAAAATTGATGAACTAGGATTCTCACAACCATCTGTTGCTGAAGAAGTTCTAACAATGATTCTTAAATTGATTGAAACTGGAACAGTTGACATTATCGTATTGGACTCTGTTGCAGCTATGACTCCTAAAGCAGAATTAGAAGCAGATTTAGAGAAAGCTTCTATGGCAACCCTTGCTCGTGTTATGAGTAAAGCAATGAAACGTATTGCTCAAAAAGCTAATGAATTTAATTGTACTGTAATCTTTATCAACCAAATTCGTGATAACGTTGGTGATATGTGGGGACCTAAAACTTCTACACCTGGTGGTAAAGCTCTTAAATTCACTGCTTCTCAACGTATCGAAGTTAAGAAAGTTCGTTTAGTTACAGAGGGTGATAACACAATCGGTACTGAAGTTAGATTAAAATGTATCAAGAATAAAGTTGCAGCTCCTTATGGAGAAGGTTTGACAGTTCTTACTTTCGCAAAAGGTATTAACCGTGCAGCTGAATGTATGGTAGTCGGAGAAGATTTAGGAGTACTTATCAAGAATGGTCGCACTTATACATTTGAAACTCTTGATGATATTGATGTTTCTGGTTATAACTCTACAGTAGAACAAGAGGGTGACCCAGAAAATGGTGTGCCAACAATCATTAAAATTGCTACTTCAAAAGCTGGATTACTAGAAGAATTGGAACAAAACGAAAAGCTTCTATCAGCAATCAATAAACAAATTGAAGAAGTAATTAAATCTAATATTATTAACGGAAAGAATGCTGAATAATGAAAAATTTAAAAATGATTAAATTTGTTATGGCATCTGCAGTAGCATTGTTATTTGCTACTGCTTGTACTAATAACACAAAAACAGAAAACAATACAAATCCAAGTACTGAGCAAACAACAAAAGAAAATCAATATACTTCTAATGCTTCATTCTATTTAGGAAAAGACGGTAAAGCAATTCAAGAAAAAGACATTGACAAAAATGCTACTGTTGTAAATTGGTATGTTGACCCATATTGTCCAGCTTGTGTACAATTAGAAGAATTAACAAAAGATACAATCAAAGAATACATTAACAATAAGAATGTAATTATTAAATATAACGTTTTAAGTTTCTTATCTGCAAGAACAGTTGATGATTATTCAAATAGAGCAGCTGGTTGGATTTTAGGAGTAATCAATGAAAGACCAGATTTGGCTTATGATTATTTTACTAATGTATTATCAGTAAACTTCCACCCGAATGGAAAAGCAAAAGAAGATAGTGCTTTTAAAGATTTATTCATCAAATTAGGTGGGAAAGAAGATGAATGGAAAAATATTGAAAGCAAGCAAAAAGATTTGATTGAAGAAGTGAAATCTAATACAATTAGAGTTTTCAATGACAATGAATTAGCGAAGAAATCTCCAACTGGCAAATTGTTCACTCCATTTATTATAGTTGGCGATTCTGAAAAAGCTATTGATTTTGAACATGGCGACAATCCACTTGAACAACTTAAAAAAGAAATTGACTCAAAATTAAAATAAACTAAAAGATAAGCATTTTTTGCTTATCTTTTTCTTTTCTCAAACTGATTTTAAATATCGTTATATCGTCACTAGTGAAACGCTAAAACAGTCAAAACTGTTTTTCGATAAATGTATCGACTTTTCAGAAAAACAGCTCAGAAACGCTTGTTTTTCGAGTTATTACCTTGAAAAAATAGAATAATAAAACTAACTAAAAATAAAAGGGGTTTAAATAGTGACTAACAAATTTAACTATGAAGAAATACAAAAATTGTTAATTTCTAGTTTGTTCAATCAACAACATAAAATTACAGAAGCTGGAACAATAATTGACCCTAAATTCTTTAAAAATGAAAATTATAGAGAAATTTATATTGCTCTTCAAGATTTGTATGGGAAATCAGAAGCTGAAGAAATTTCTGAGGTGGAATTATATTCTAATTTAATTGATAAAGGACTTAAACCTGATACACAATTTATTGTATCGTTAAGTAATGCAGATACTTCTCAATCTCCATTAGCTCTTGCTGAATTGCTTAAGAAAAAATATGTGCAATCAGAAACAAAAGAATTGCTAGCTAAACAATTAAAAGAATTAGATGAAAACCCAGATGTATTATCAGTAATTTCTGAAAGCGAAGAAAAGTTAGCTAATCTTGCTTCAGACATTATACCAAAAACAAAAGTTGATTTTGCTGATACAGTAAATGAAGTAGTAGAAAAAGCTTCATCAGAAAATGAAGTTGATTTAGATGTAGTTCCACTTTTCAATCCACAAATGAATAAAGTACTAAATGGTGGTTGGCAAAAAGGAAGTTTGAATACAATTGGTGCTCGTACAGGTGTGGGTAAAACCGTATTTGCAATCAATGCAGCTGAAGCAGCTTGTGCAGCTGGAAAAACTGTTTTATTCTTTTCTTTAGAAATGACTCGTACAGAACTTGCTGAGCGTATGCTTTCTTCGGTGTCTGGTGTTGCATCTTACAAACTAAAACCAGGTTCTCATAGAACACCATCAGAAAATGAAAGAATTGCTCAAGCAACAGAAACAATGGCAAACTTCTCTCTAGTTGTTGAAGATGATTCGGATATTACAATTGATTATATTAGGTCAAAAGCAAAAGCACAAGCTGCTTCTCCAGAGGGGCTTGATTTAATTATTGTAGATTACTTACAATTGATTAACCCAGGTACAAATAGAAGTCATGCGAATCGTGAACAACAAGTGGCTGCAATGTCCCGTGGATTAAAAGTTCTTGCTAAAGATTTGCAAGTTCCTATTATGATTTTAGTACAGTTAAATCGTGAGTCAAAAGATGAAGATGAAAATAGATTACCATCTAAAGCGGATATTCGTGAATCTGCTGGTATTGCAGCTGACTCAAACGTAGTATTGATTATTCATAGAAAATATAGAGATGAATCACCCGACCCTAAAGCTTTGTTTATCATTGACAAGAATAGAGGTGGACAAGCTGACAAGAAATTCCAAGTAAGATGTGTACTTGAAAAATCTATGTTTGTTGATGTTGAGCCAGAGGAAGATGAAGTTGAAGTTACAAGAAATGATTTAACTAATTTAGATGAAGAAGATACTAACATTCTTGATAATTCATTTATAGACACTGTTGCTGATAATGATGATGAATTTGATTCTTTATTTGAGGAGTTATAAAATGGCTAAAAAATTATTTGATGAACTTAAAATAGAGAAAAAAGAAAAATCAAAAGAATTTATTGGCTATTTAATGAAAAGCGGTCTAATAAATGATGTTGAAGAATATATAAAAGAAGTCTATACAGACCAATCATTAAAACTTAAACTCAATCCTTTTGAATTTTTCAATCATAAAGTCAAAACTCTACATGAAAAATATGTAACATTACTTAATTATGATGAAGAAGAATTTGAACAAATCATTATACTACATGCTTATTTTAACTTAAATTTAACAGAAAAATCATTTTTAGAAATTTGGAACAAATACCAACAAGGTGAGTACAATGACTTACTAGAAGAAGATGAAGAAGATTTTGAAGATGAATTAGATTGGGGGGATTAAATGCCAGAATATAATCATAATAAAACCAATTCTGACTCTTATAAAGAATATTTAAAGAATAAACAATCCTTAAATGCTCAATCAAAAACAGAAGTCAAAATTGCTAGAATTAAAGAAAATATTGAGACTTGGGAAAGAGATTATACTAAAGTTAAAAATATTAAATTAGATAAAGACTTTGTTAAGGAAATACAAAGTGCTTATCCTATTAGAGCTGCTTTATTATATTCCAATCCAAAAGAAAATCTAACTTATGCTTATACTATTGCTAAATCTTGTATTGCTCTAGGATTGAAACCATCATCTGTTTGCATTACTAACTTGAATGAATGTTATTCTACAATTAGAGGATTTGGTGACCAAGCAAAAATCAAAAATAAAATTTTCAATGAAGAAACAAAACTTTTAATTATTGAACAAGTTAGACCAAATAGACCAACTGATGTTCAAGATAATGTTACATCATTTATGAATGAATTGAGCTCTGCTCTTTTAACAAGAGATAATTTAGGTATTATCTTTGTTGGTGAAAGTGTTGATTCAGTAAATTTTGCAAGTAAAAAGACAAATCCTAATTGGAGTACATTAGAGAATACTAATATTGAGATTTACAAAGATACAAAAGCTCAACAATCAAATACTCAGAAAAAAGTCGTAAAAAGATTAAAATTAAAACCAAAAAAAGAATAATATAACTAACAATAACTTTTTAAAAGAAATGAGGTAGTATAATGCGTACTATTAAAACAGCCGTAATCCTTGCTGGCGGAAGAGGTACTAGATTGAGTGAGCAAACTCATAAAATTCCTAAGCCACTTGTAGAATTACACAATAAACCAATCATTTTGCATATTATGGAAAAACTTGCGAAAGACGGCATTGAAAAGTTTTATATTTTAGGCGGTTATAAAATCGAAGAAATTTATAAATACTTTTTAAGTAACATTAACATTTCAAATAATAAATTGATTTTTTCAAACGCTTTGTCAGGTTTAGAAATGACAAACAACTTGTCTTTCTTGAAAGATATTGAAGTTCAAATCTTAGATACAGGTTTAGACTCAGGCACTGCTCAACGTTTGTATCAATTAAAAGATGAATTGAAAGAACCGTTCTTAATGACTTATGGAGATAGCATTAGTAATGTCGATACTTCAGCTATTGAAAAATTACTTTTAGAGAATGACGAAACTATTATTTCTCTATGTGCTGTACCTAAAAAAGAACGCTTTGGATTGCTTACTATTGAAAATGATTCAGAAGTAACAGCATTCAAAGAAAAAAGTAATGACTCAAAAGAATTTGTAAATGGTGGGTACATTTGTATGAAACCTGAAATTTTCAACTTCTTTACTGAAAAAGATTATGATTTCTCTCATGATGTATTAGAGAAACCAGAATTGATTGGTCATTTAAGAGCTCACATTCATAATGGATTTTGGAAAGCTATTGATTCACAAAGAGATTTAGAAGAAGCAGAAGATTTACTAAAGGAGAATTAAATAAGTGGAATTTACAGTAGATACTATTCAATTTGCTAATGTAGCAAAAGTCGTTATTAAAGGTCTTGACATGAAAGATGAAGTAAGTCAAGCATTACTTAAATTAGATGGGGATAAGTTGATTATTCAATGTACTTCACAAACAACTTTCTTTAAAGGTGAGATACCAGTATCTCATGTCAATAAAGAAGATAATGAAGTTACAGAATGGGCTGTTGATGGTAAACAATTAACAACAATCTTATCAATTTTACCAAGTTTCCCTATGGACGCTAAATTCACAATGTCCTCAAGCAACCGTCAATTTAATATTACTACTCGAAATGGTAAATTTAAATTGCCAGTTAATGACCATGTAATTGAGTACAATATGGAAGATGTTACGGTTCTTTCTGAAATTGACTCAACAGAATTTATGAAGAACTTCACACGAGCAAGCAAATTCCTCGATTCTGAACCATTGTCAACAGCGTCAGCAACTTCATGTTTACACTTAATCTTTGATGATAAGATTAAAATGGTTGGTACTAATGGATTTTCACTTGTTGAAATCGCAGTTGAACATGATTTGAAAGTTGATTCTGATGATTCACCAATTGTATTGTTACGCTCAAATCAATTAAATCTATTGGCAAATGCTTTTGAAGCTAATACAACACTTACATTGATTGAATCTAACAACTTGTTCGGATATAAAGATAGTAACAATATTATTGCTCTTGTAGCTAAAGCAGATATTAACCCTCTTGCTTATGAAATCCTAAAAACTCGTGTATCAGATGAACAAAAAATTACTTTTGATACAAATTCATTAAGATTTGCTACTAACTCAATGTTTAAACTTTGTCCTACTTCTGATTTAATCCATTATGTAATCAATGAGGATACAATGGCAGTAAATGATAATGAAGATGATATGAAACTTACTGTTATTGACAAATCTGCTGATGATATTACATTGACTTTCTCTAAAATTTCATTATTGCCAGTATTTAATGTTTTAGAGGAAAATGTACAATTGACTTGGGCAGAAGATATGCCTGAAATCGTTAAATTCAATGTACTTAAAGAAGATGGCACTGTAGATGAAAACATTTTCATTGGTGTTACTCTTTATGATGAAGAAGAATAATGATTAAACTTATAGAAGTGTGGGGACTTTCGTGCCTTACACTTTTTATAGCTTTTCTGATAAATATTTCAACTGGCAAAAACATATATAAAGAGAGTTATTCAGAAAAAAAAGATATTATTAAACATATATTGATTACTTTTATTAGTACTTTGATTATTTCTTGCTTGATTTTAAAGCTATTTCTCCATTTCACTATTGAAGAAAGGATTAACTATATAATCATCTTGAATGCTGGAATATCTGTAAGTTTATATACAGCAATAGAAATACTCTTTACAGATTTAAAAACTTATAAAGCAAATCGTTGGTTACTCAGATACAACACTTTATTATTGTTATTGTTTAATGTGATAATCTATTTTGATAAAGAATTAGTACTTTTGTTTATAACTGGTGTAGCTATTTTTGCTTTATCATTTAAGATTGAAGATATAGGCATGTCTGATTGGAGAGCTATGTATGTCGGATATTTGCTATTTTCACTCGTAAATATTTATCATAGCATTCTTTCATTAGCTTTAATATTATTAGTATTAGATTTAATAAGACGAAAGTACAAAATAGAAGCAATAAGTGGATTCATATTATTACCTTCAATATTTACAACTTGCTTGTATTATATAATAACTAGTATTTTGTGAAAATGGAATAATATAACTATATAAAGGTTTAAATCAATATGAAAATAAATGTAAATAAATAGGAGTTTTAAATGGCTTTATCATTAGAAGAACAAATGAGAATTGCAGCTGGTTATTCAGAGCAAGAGGGGTCACCAGAACCAGAACAACATGAAGTTGTCCAACCAGCTCCAGTACAACAAACTACAGTTACTACAGAATATGTAAAACCAGAACCAATTAAAATTGAAGAAGAAAAACCTCAAGAAGTAAAAATGGAACAAAAAGTTACTAATGATTTGAATACAAAAAAAATCATTATCAATGCTTTAAGAGTTTATGAAAGATACTCTGAATTAACAGAGCAAGAAAAAAGTGTTGTTATTCAATTCGTAAATGCTGAACCAAGCAATGATGTACCAACTATTATTGAAAAAGTTATTAGTGTTGATTCTCACAAACGAGAAACTCTTATTAACTTTGTTGCAATTTTGAAGAAAGATGAAGTTAAAAGAGCATTCCGTTTAATGAGTTTTAATCGAAATCAATTAGAAAGCTTGGACGAAATTGCTTCACGATTTATTTCAGAATACAAACAAATTCCATATTCAGAAAATGAAAAAATTGAATATGCTGAGAATTTGAATGATAATCTAAGAAAGTTACCTGAAAAAGCATTGACACTTTTAGAAAAATTAGAAGAAGTTTTAAATTATTAGAAAAGGAACAAAATGGCTAATATTATAGTAAGAGCAAATTTAGAAAAAGATACTTTACACTTAAAAAGTAAAAAAGTTTTACCTAATGTCATATTAAAAGAATTAGCCTCAGTAACAGAAACAATAACAGACAAGGGGTATTTTTATGAAATGCCCCTACTTATGTTTAATTGCTATGTTATTTATAGGTTGAGTTTATTAAGTGATAAAATGGTCAAATATTTAGACCAAACTGAAAAGGAATACATAGAAGCATTAGCAAGCAATGTTGACGAACCTGAATTATACTTAAAAGATAAAAGTCATGTGGGAATTAAAGCTCCAGCTCTTATCTCTTATACGAAATTGTTGGGTATAGTAGGTGCTAATCATCATATGCTTACTATCTATTCTATCCCATTCTCTCGTATGTATGAAACTATAAGATTGATTACTTCTTTCTCTCACCCATTTTTACCAAAATTTAAAATGTCAGAAGAGTTAGAAGCAAAATTAACTGAACCATTAAGTAATAATTCAACGATTGAAGAATTATTCAATATAGAATTATATGATTTAATTTCAATTAAAGATGGTTATCAAATCAAACCAGAGGGCTTTAAGAAACTTAAATATTTCAATGCTGTTGATTTACTTTTATCAAGACCTAGTTATTATATTGATAGAACTGAAATATTTAACTCATATAATGCTCCATTTGGTAAGAGAGTATTTATTTGTGGAAATATTGAATCATTTTCAGCAAATCTAAATAGAAACGCTAGAATGATACTTAATGACGGACAAAGAAATATTACAATTGATTTTTGGGGTGCTAGCTATTTAACTAAAATCTATCGTCCCGGTGATAAAGTTTATGTTTCTTTAACTAGAATTGGTAGAGATAAATTTAACGGTACTCAAATATTACCAGAAGAAGAAGTTAAATCTTTACCTATTGTGCCTGTTTATAGACAATCTCCTAGAGCAAAAATTACTACGAAAGTATTAACAAGTGCTGTTCAAGAATTGTTGCTACGTTTTGACGGTACTAATATAGGTCATTATATTAAACATAACAAAGAAAGATTATGGACTTCACTTAAAAAGTTACACTTCCCCGAAAACGTTACTGAATATGATGAAACATTGAATAATTTGTCTTATATTGAGCTATTCTATATGCAGTTAATCTTTGAACATAAAAAAAGAAATACTGAGAAAGCTTTAGGAATTGCAAAAATTACTGACAATCCTAAAACTATGAAAGAAGCTATTAAAAATCTACCTTATGAATTAACAAAAGGAGAGGGCTCACAAGAAGAAGCTATTAAAAAGATTATTCAGAAATTAAAAGAATCAACCGCTGAAAATCTCTTAATCAGTGCTGATACAGGTTCAGGTAAATCAACTATCGCTTCAGCAGCTTGTCTTTACACTGTCGATTGTGGTTATCAAGCTTGCTTATTAGGGCCAACAGAAATTTTGGCTAAACAATTGTATGATACTTTTGTAAAAATGATTGCTCCGTTAAAAGACAAACCTGTTGTAGCTTATCTATCTGGTGCAACAAAAGCAAAAGAGAAAAGAGAAATACTAAATGCAGTTAAAAACGGTACTGTTGATGTATTGATTGGTACTCATTCAATTTTAAATGTTGAATACAATAACTTAGGATTAGTAGTTATTGATGAACAACAAAAATTTGGAGCAAATCAAAGAGAAGCATTATTAGATAGCAGAAAAGATGGTAGAAAAGTTGATATGCTAAGTCAAACTGCTACTCCTATTCCAAGAACTACTGCTCTTGCATTGTATGGTGATGTAGAGTTAATCACAATTACTCAAAAACCAGCTGGAAGAAAAGAGAATATTACTCAATGGATTAAGAAAAGCTCTGATACATTCTTAAAAGAACTTGTAAGTGCTGAATGGACTCACATCTATAATGAGATAGAAAAAGGTCACCAAGTCTTTATTGTTACTCCTGCTGTACAAGAAAAAGCAAAATCCGCTTCTGTTGAAAGAACAGCAAAAATCTTGACTAGAAAATTCCCTAGTTTGAAAATTGAGTATGTACACGGTGGACTTGACAAGAATCAACAAAATAAAAAAATAGAAGAATTTAGGGATAGAAAGAGTGATGTTTTAATTGCAAGTTCAATTATTGAAGTAGGAATAGATATTCCTAATGCTACAGTAATGCTTGTTCTTGATGCAAATAGATTTGGTGCAAGTTCTTTACACCAAATTAGGGGTCGTGTTGGTCGTGGCAAAGACCAAGGATATTGTTACTTGATTTCAGATGCTGATTCAGAAAATGCTACTAGAAGATTACAGTCATTAGTTGACAGTAATGACGGTTTTGAAATAGCTATGGTCGATTTAGGAACTCGGAAAGAGGGCGATATTTTTGGAGTAAAACAATCTGGTGAATCTACTTTTAGATTCTGTGACTTGACTGACATTGAAACATTATCATTGATTGAATTAGCAAAAAGAGAAGCTAAACAAGTTTATGATTCTGAATTTAGAGATGAAGCACTTAGAGATGCTTACATATTCCTAAAACAAAACGAGGAGTAAAAATGAATAATTTTAGAAAGTTTTTGATTTTTTTAAGACAACAAAAAAATACAAATTTAAAAATGTTTACTCTGGCAACATTAGGAGTTCTTACTGCTTTTATTGCAATTGGAGTTTTAACAGATATTTATTTGCCTTGGAATTACTTTATCAATACAGTTAGATGTATTTTCTTACTTGTTATTGGATTAGCAATGTTTTCTCTGATTTATGTGTATATGCCAGAGAATAAAGATTATAAAATCCTAAAATTAAGAGAAGCACTATCCTTTAAACAAAGATTAAACCTAAGCTTGCTTATTTGGTTTATTGTAATTGTATTGGATTTAGTTCTAGTTAAATCAGGTAGTGCAACTTATACAATAAGTGGAAGTATTGTTTGTGCTATCTCATTAGGCTTGATTACATTTATAAGACCAACTTATGATGAAACCAAAAAATTTGAAAACAACGTGACTGACGAAAGGGATTTAATTAAAGAAAGAAATGATAAGGAATAACTCAAAAAGTTATTCCTTTTCGTTTCAAAAAAGGAATAATATAACTATACTATAATCTTTGCGAGAGGAGCTCTAATGGATAACCAAAACAAATTAGACATTACTGCTTTAAAAAGTGAAATTAAATTACCAAATTTTAAGGAAATAGAAGTTGTCAGTTATAGTAATTATTTTGATAACTTTTGGGACTCTTTAAAGGTTGAACAATATAACGAAACTTTAATAAGCACAGTCTTACAAATGAATGAAATCAATAATCAAATAAACGAATACACTCAAAAGAAAGTAAAAACAGAACTTGAATATAAACATAAATTACGTTATCATATTCTAACTGTTGAAGCTGCTAATGCTACTGAAAAGAAAATCCTAGCAGAATTAGCTTGTGAAAAATTGGAAGCAAGATTAGCTTATCTTTCTGAAATTATTCGAGAGTTAACACAAAAAGCTAATCAACTTAGATTGGAATTAGATACACTTAAAACAATCGGATTTAATATTAGACAGGAAATGAAACTTTAATGAAAAAACGCTATTATGTAATATTGCTTGCTTTTATATTCTTTGTTTTGTTTAATTTTCTATCTCAATTTAGATTAGTTCTTGTTTCTGGGCAATCTATGGAACCGACACTTCATAACAACACTACAATACTCTTACGCAAAGAGAATGAAATACAAAGAGAGCATATTGTTTCATTTACTGCTCCAAAATCTTGGTCTTATTTAGAAGATAAAAGCTTAATTAAACGTGTTATTGCTGTACCAAATGATAAATTAAAAATCAACTCCGACTTTGTATATGTAAACGGCAAAGAAAGAGTAAGAATTAAGGGTAAAGTAAAAATTGAACAAGAATTAGATATAACTTTGAAAGAAGATGAATATTTTGTAATGGGTGACAATGTTGGGCGAAGTAATGATTCGCTATATGAATACTCATTAGGAAATAGTGATTATCTTGTGAAAAGAAATTTGATAACATACAGTACGGGGGATTATCCATTTGAAAAATAATTTAATTTTAATCATTGATAAAAGCTCTACTAATTTACTTAAAAGGCAAGAAGAAATCTTCCAAAAATGGAAAATCAATAAAGAAGATGTAGTAAAATCTACTACATGGAGAAAAGGATTAGTACAAAGTAAGAACTTATTTGGTGGAGTACAAGCAGTTTGGTTGGATTTATCCGAAGCACAAGCTGCAATGAATTTTAGCAAATTGATTCCAACTAAGAAAAAATTAACTGAAGAAAAACATTTATTTAATGGTAAATGGTGGGGTAATGGAGTTGTTATTACATTTTTATACCCAGACAAATCTATTAACGGTAAAGAATCTTCTGCCGGATTGGCTGCTATTAAAAATCTTGTTGAATATTCAGGTGGAACTATTGAAGATAATTCAACTAAGAGAGTAGATACATTAAAAACTGATGTGCTTAAAAATATTCCACTTAATGCTAATATTAAAACTCAACTTAGAGAATATGTAGGGGAAAATTTTGAAGCACTCGTAATGCTAGAAAAAGCATTAAAGAAAATTCCAAAAGAAGAAATTCAAAAATTCACTATTCAAGATGTAGCTGTTTATTTACCAGCAAAAAGTGGTGTAAAACTTCCGTGGGATGTTACAGGTGCTTTAGATAGACATAATCTAGCATTAGCATTAGATTGTTATAATAGAATGGTAAACAATAAAGTACCAATGTTCGGTCTGATTAGTTGGTTGAATAGACATTATCAATTAGCTTATGAAGTAGCTGCTTTATTAGAATCGGGTGTGCCAAGACGAGATATTACTAAATGTTTACCAAAACAAAATTCTTATGCAATCAATAACACTATTAGAGATTTAGAAAGTAATGGAACTTATCCAAAATCTGAAACTTTAGAATATATATTAAAACAAACTACTGAATTGAACTTGTATTATAAAGGTGAGCTTAGATGTATTGATAAAGATAACCATTTTAGAAATGTGTTAACTAAAATTACTCAAGCATTAAAATTCAATGCACCGTTACAATACTGAAAGGAGTAAAATGACAAAAGAATTTAAAATAGCACAAATTAGTGATTGCCATTTAGGTTATAGGTCTGGGCAATTTAGAGATGTTGAAACAGGTATAAACTTGAGAGAGCAAGATGGTTATAATGCTTTAGAAAAAGCAATTGATGAAATTATCGAAGCTAAACCCGATGTTGTCATTTGTAGTGGAGATATGTTTCACTCTCCTAAACCAAGTATTTATACAATCATTCAATGTAAGAGAATTTTACAAAAATTAGTAAAAGCGGGTATTCCATTTTATAACATAGCTGGAAATCATGACGCTGAAGACTCTATTAGAGAGATTCCAGCAAATGCTGTAATTGATGAACCACTATTAAATCTATATTCTTATACTGAACCTTATGTTGTTGTTGAAATTGCACCAGGTATTGTTTGTCACTTTGTATCTCACCATGGATTCATTGCTCAACAAGAAACTATGAAACAATTAAAAACAATCAAAGGCAAATTTAATATTCTAGTAACACATGGCTCTGTATATGATACTAATATGAATATGATACTTCATTCAGAAAGTGAACCACGTGAAATTGTAATCCCCGAAGAAATTATGAATATGGATTGGGATTATACTTTAATGGGGCATATTCACGAAAGAGGTTGGGTATCATCAACAGATGGTTTGACAGATACTTCAAACAGAAAACAATTTTATGGTGGTAGCTTAATTCGCCGTGGATTTTCTGACAAAGAATGTAAATTAGGTCGTGGCTGGACTATGTGGACTATCAAGGATAATAAAGAAATGACACCAGAGTTCCATATTATCGAAGAACGACTACAAAAAGATATTATTATCCAATGTAAAGACAAAACTACTCTTCAAATTGAACAACAAATTGCTAAAGAATTTAAGAAGATTGACTTTACAAAAACACCTATTTTAAGAGTAACTCTTGTAAATATTTCAAAACAAAATAAAACAGCATTAGATATGAGTAAATTTAGAGAAGATATTCAAAAATGCTTGACTTTTGGAATGAAATACAAGATTACTGAAGAAGTGGAAGCTTCTGATTCACAACGTGCTTCATTTAGTTATGATTTACATAGTGCTTATAGAGCATTTTGGGAAATTGATAAGGAAAATTATACAGAAGATGTACAAGACCCAATCAATAAAGAAAGTGTATCATTACTAAATAAAGGACAAGAAAAAATTATTAAGTAAAGGTGACTGAATGTATTATAATATTATTTGTAAATATAAAGTTGATGGTTTAACAGAGGAAGTTGCCTCTGACTTATCATATGGTGAAATGTGCCAATATTTGTTAGATTGTTTTGAAAACGAAGAAAAACCACGTTTTGATTTAAAAGTGGTTGAAGAAGAACTTTATAACAAAACTAACAAATTGTTATTTAATTCAATTGTTAAAAACAAATGGATTATCTTTGATGATTATAAATTAAAAGTAAAGGAGTTTAAGAATAGCAATGAAAATTAGAGGCTTTGAATTAGTAGAAAAATATAAAAATGAAACAGATTTATTACCAGTTAGAGAAACAGCTCATGCAGCTGGATATGATTTAAAGGCTGCTGAAACAGTTATAATCCAACCGGGTGAAATCAAACTTGTTCCAACTGGATTAAAAGCATATATGCAAGATGGTGAAGTTCTTTATCTATATGACCGTTCATCAGGCGCTAAGAAATTAGGAATTGTACTTGTTAACTCAGTGGGTGTTATTGACGGAGATTATTATAACAATCCTGGCAATGAAGGTCTTATGTACGGGCAATTCATCAACATTACTGACAAACCAGTAACAATTGAAAAAGGAACTCGTATGGCACAAGCTGTATTTGCTCCATTCCTTGTTGCTGATGGCGATACTGCTAATGGAGAACGTGTTGGAGGATTTGGCTCAACTGGACATTAAGGAGCGAAGTAATGAATTATTTTAAAAGTTTATTAAGTAAATCAACTAAACAATGGGTTACATTTCTTATTGCTTCATTCTTTTTCCTAAGTGTCATTTTTGCTTTACCATTATTTTCTATTCCGTCAATCCTTGCCATGTTAATTTATTCTAATGTGTTAGCATGGTTCTTGGCTGGGACTGTAAGGAAATTTATCTTTAATCTATTTTCTTTTATTGGATTATTGGTAATAGCATCAATAGCTTCCACAATGTTAGAGCCAAATTATTTAGGATTGACTGGAGTATTCTTACCATCTGTATTTTTCCTATATTTTGGAATACTTGCTATGGTAGAAATGATTCAAAAAGAATATAAACATAAAGCATTATTAAGCTTTACTATTCCAGCAATAGATGTATCAATTGTTTTTCTATTATTTGCTTATACAAGTAAATTATCTATTTATTTGAGCTTATTTATTGCTATTTTGCTTTTATTTATTACTTCATTAGTATTTTATCTGCTATTCAAAAGTAAAGACAAGCCAAATAACTTAAATACACACTAAACAGCTGTAGTCGCTCGCTAAGACAGTTTACCATAACCTATGGATAAATTATCATGATTACTCAAAACTGCAGCTACGGACGAACTAAAGCAATATAAAAATATTGCTTTTTTCAAGCATTTTTGGAATAATAAAACTAACTATAAAATTTCAAAAGGAGTCAAAATGGAAAAATCAAAATTTGTTCATCTTCATGTCCACTCAGACAACAGTTTATTGAAAGGATATGGAACAATTACAGAATATGTTACTAGAGCAAAAGAACTTGGAATGGAAGCTCTAGCTTTGACAGATGCTAATACTATGACAGGTATCTATCAATTTATTGCTGAATGTAAGAAAGAAAATATTAAACCAATTGTCGGCATAGAATTTAACATGGCTCCAATTACAAATGAACGTTTCCCTATGCGTGAAGTGGTTTATCAAGAAAATGTTAAACAAATTATCCCTAATAGAGGTGCTAATACTCATTTAACAGTTCTTGCAAAAAATGATACTGGGTTACATAATCTATTTTTATTGCTTAATGAGTCATTTCATCAAGACCATTTCTATATTGTACCAAGAATTGATTTGGATTTATTGATTAAATACAAAGAGGGACTTATTATCTTATCTGGTGACCCAGATTCAGAATTAAATATTAGATTACGTTATAACCAAATTGACAAAGCAAAAGAATATGCTTCAAGAATGAAAGCTATTTTTGGTGATGATTTCTATATTGAGTTAATGGAATACCAAAGCATTCCCGATTATTCTGCCAAAAAACTTGCTAAATTAGCAAAAGAATTAGACATTGAAACAGTTCTTACTAATGATGTGCATTATTTAGATAGAGAAGATGCTGTACACCAAGAACATTTTATGGCAGTTGGAGCTAATATGAAATTATCTGAAACACCTACTTATAGAGGTGGGATTAGACCAGCATTAGGTGGAAACAGCAGAAACTTTGCTGATTATGACCAAATGTATAAAACATTGCCATATTTGCCAGCAATCAATAATACAATTAAAATTGCTGATAAGATTGAAACAGTAAATCTTGAGTATGATGTGCATTTAAGACCAAAACCGAAATTGCCAGAGGGTTTTAATTCTGATTTAGAATATTTTGATTACTTAGTTGAAGAAGGTTTTAAGAAAAAACGTGCTCATCAACCAAAAGAAATTCAAGAAGAATCAAGAGCAAAAATTGCTTTTGAACGAGAAGTTATTTTGAGTAATGACTTTATTTCATATTTCTTGGTAGTACAAGAATACTTACAATGGTCTATCAATAATGGTTATCCAATCGGGCCGGGTCGTGGTAGTGTTGGTGGAAGTGAAATTGCTTACCTATTAAACATTTCAAACACTGACCCTATTCGATTCAATTTGCTTTTTGAACGTTTTATCTCTGATGGTCGTGGAGCTATCTTTGAAATTGAATACGAAGATGGTGAGAAAGAGCAAATCATTGTATCTGAAAAGAAAAAAGTAAATGGCCAAGAAAAATATATTTATCAATTAGAAGTTGGAGATGTAGTAGAAGATGAGTAGAAAGATTAAATCTATTAAAATCATTGACCCAGGTACAAACCCAGACGTAGATAGTGACTTCCATACAATTGGCCGTGGAAAAACCATCGAACACGTTATGGATTTATATGGAGCAGATAATGTTGCTGGGATTATCACACCTGGCCCATTCAAAGCAAAAAATGCTTTTAAATCTATGGCTACTATTTATGGATTGAATTTTGCTCAAGCACAAGCAATTAGTAATACATTACCAGACGCCATTGAAAAGAAAATGACAATTAAGAGCATGCTTGACCCAAATTCTGAATATTACGAAGCTGGGGCTGATTTGCGTATTCAATTAAATACACCAGAATTAGAGGAAATTGCTCACTCTGCAGCTGTACTTGACGGCAGAATGAGAGAAACTGGGGTTCACCCTTGTGGTATGCTCATTTCTTCTAAACCAATCAAAGAAGTTGTTCCTGTTCAAATCAGACAAAGTGACGGCTTGTCAGTAACTCAATGGAATTACTATAACTGCGAAGCTCTAGGACTTATCAAAATGGACTTTCTTGGATTAGTAACAGTTGATTTAATTGACGAAGCTATTAAAAACGTTAAAAAGACAAAAGGAATTACTATTGATGTTAATGAGTTAGTTCAAAGTGACTTAGATGATGAATTAACTTATAAACTATTCTCTAATGCAGAAACTTCTGCCATCTTCCAATTCTCGAGCTCTGGGGTTAAAGAAATGTTAAGAGAATTACAACCAACGGAGTTTATGGACTTAGCGGCCGTTACTGCATTGTATCGTCCGGGCCCAATGGGATTGAACAGCCATTTACAATTTGCTCAAAGAAAAAATAACCCAGATGTTCGTGTTCCAGTTCATGAAGCTTTTTACGGAACAAAAGTTGAAGAACTATTGAAAGATACTTATGGGCTTGTTGTCTACCAAGAGGACTGTATGAGAATTGCTAAAGAATGTGCTGGATTCACACCTAAAGAAGCCGATGATTTGCGTAAAGCGATTGGTAAAAAGAAAATGGCTTTAATGAAATCTCTTGGTGGAAAATTTATTAAAGGTATGATTGATAATGGGTATGATGAAGAAGCAGTAAATCTTCTTTGGGAAGGTATTGTTGCTTTCGGGGAATATGCGTTTAATAAATCTCACTCTGTATCATATGCTTTAAATGCTTATATTGCTGGTTATTTAAAAGCCCATTATCCAGTTGAATTTATGGCAGCTGCATTAAAACTTAATGACACACCCGATAAGATTAGAGAATACATTGCTGAAGTTAAAAGAATGAATTTAAGAATCCAACCAGCATCTGTGAATGAGTCAGACATTCTTATCACACCAAGTATGACTGAAGAAAATACAATTGTTTATGGATTGTCAGGTATTAAGAGATTCCCTAAATCATTAGCAGAAGCAATTATTAAAGAGCGCAATAAGAAAGGTAAATTTACTTCAATCACTGATTTTATTTCTCGTATGATTAAATATAAAGGATTAACAACTGGTGCATTAAAAGCTCTTGCTCTTACAGGTGCTTTTGATTGCTTGGGTGTTACTCGTAAATCAATTGTTGATAATGCAGATAAACTAATCAAAACTGCTGAGAAACAAGAAAAACTCAATAAGAGAAAGAACTTATTCTCAATTGGTGGAGTAGAAGCTTCAGATGAAATTAAATTGAATACTGATGAGTTCTCATATGAAGTACAAGCAAAGTATGAAGCCGATTTAACTGAACTATTCTTATCTCGTCACCCATTAGATAAAATCGAACAAGAAGCAGTACATCTTGATGCTCAAGAAGTTAATGTTACTGGACAATATGTTACATTCCCTAAAGTAGAAGTTAAAACGACTAAACAAAAGAATAAATATATGCAAGTAACAACAGATAATAAATTATCACGTGCTGTACTTCGTATGGATAAGGATTTACTTGCTGGAATAGAAAAATATACTGCAATCCAAAAATTCGGAGATAAAGCACCGGAAAAATTAGGATTAGTAAATGACCCCGAGAAAATGGCACGATATAATCAGATTAAAGCTATTCCAACTCCTATTGAAAACATTGTTTATCAAGTTGATATAGTAACACCTAAATTCAAGCGAAATGGTCTTGAAGTATATGGAAATCCTAAAATTGTTGCTCTTAGGAGAGTTTCATTATCTCATGAGGGTAAATTAGTTCACAAAGTAAAAGTTAAGAATAAAAATCTTAGAGAGCAATATATAGAAAGATTGAACGAAACTAAAGGGAACGATACAATCAGATTGATTTACCCAGATAAAACTTATGACGATATAAGTAATGTGAAATTCATGCCGGGAACAACCCAAAATGATTTAAAAAATATAGAGAGAGGAAGTTAATATGCCATTACCAAAGCGTAAACTCCCGTCCTTAGATAATGATTTTAATTCAGTAAATACTCATGAAGAATTTGAAGAAATTCAAGAACTTACAGATGATGATTTTATAAATGACGGCTCAGATTTTGAACAAGTAGAGCCGAGCGAATCATCATCTTATGTTCAAGATGAAATTGAAGAAATACCAGAATCAGAGCAAATTGAAGAAGTAAAATCAAAACCTAAAAAAGAGAAAAAAGGACGAATAAAACCTAAAAAGAAAAAATTTAATTTCAATTTTGATTACAAGAAGTTAACTAAAAAGCATTACTTTATTATTTCTGGTGTATTTGTAGCGTTTTTAATTGCTTTTGTTGCTATTTCACTTTTAATGAAGCCAAAAGATAATACAGATAATAATGCTGAAACAACTACACAAGTTGTACAAACAGAAAATAAAACTGATGTAAAATACAAATTTAAGAAAGAAACTTCTAATGGTATTATTTTCGAAGTTACTTCTGAACATTCTACTAAGATTAACTTGCAAAGAGCATTTTATGATTCTAAAGGAAATATTGTTGTTTGTGAATCTGGCGATATTGAGATTATCAAAGGTAGTCAAGATGTCTTTGCTGAATGCGTAAACGACAAAGAAGGCACTGATATAAAAGATACCGAAAAAAATCTAATTAAAGATAATTTAATTGAAATTAAAGAATAAGGAGACTAAAATGAATGATACGTTAATTCCAGTAAGTGATGAGGCTGTAGCTCGCTTAAATGAAGTATTATCAACAAATCATTTCCCTAATGTAGAACAATTTATCAATATGTACAATGTGGGAATGCTTAGACCTGATTTTGAAATTGTAAAAGACATTGCTAACTTAATTGACGATACTTATAAAAATGTACGTTTAATTAACAGAAAATTTGTTATTCGCTCAGGCTCTGAAGTTTCATTTGATAATACTATTTTATTACTAGAAAATTGGAAACTTATTTCTACACTTAAAAGAGTATCTATCCAATTACTTGAAGAAAACTATGCTAATCACACAAAACTTATCTTCTTAGAAGAAAAACCAGGGTACCTTATGTTAGAATACCCACAAGAAGATGGTTCAATTGACATCAAAGAATATTGGATTAAAGATAAATTATTCTCTAGTCAAAGAGATTTAATCCGCAATTATTTCTTAAAGAGTTCGTTACATGATTATGAGGGAACTGAAAATCCAAACGATAAATACATCAATATTGAAGCAGTAATTGATGTTGATGACTCATTCATTTCTGAAATTGAAGAATTAGTAATGAGTAATACTTTGAAATAAAAAATAAGCACTCCTTTTTGAGGTAGTGCTTATTCCATTTTAAGCTGTTTTAAGCTGTTTTACTGTAGAGTCGATACATTTATCGGAATACAGTTTTTACAGCTTTAGCGTCAGCTTAGTTGCGATATAACACATATGAAAACGAGTAGGAGCATTATATATGAAAACAAATTTTAATTATATGAGTAAAATAGTTCTTTTAACATTTTTTATGCTATTAAGTTCTGTAATATTACAACTGATAGGAATAAATATTATTCCTCAAGGTACACATTTAATTGTGTTTAACATTTTTACTATTTTTATTTCTTATTTTATTGTAGCATTCTTTTATTACAAAACTGCAAAAAGAAAAATAGATTATAAAAAAATATTTGGTGAAGCAAGTTTGAGCAAAGCTATGATTGGAGTAGCTACTGGAATGGGTATATTTTTATTTCAGCAATTAGCTTACCGTATATTTATTCCCACTAACACAACTGTTGGCAGTAACGTGAAAATATTACAAAGTATACCGATTATGTTTATGGTATTATCTGCTGTTGTGTTAGCACCAATTATAGAAGAATTGTTTTTCAGAGGATTTTTCTATGAAATAACTAACGAGAGAACAAATTCCTATGTTTATTATATTGGTACAGCTGCTTTATTTGCTTTGTTACATTTACAAAATTTAGACTCACCTATCTATGCAATATACAATCTAACTATTGTTTTCATTTCAGGCCTTATCTTTGGACTTATTTATCGAAAAACAAATTGGATTGGTACTAATATAATAGCTCATGCTACTGCAAATGGTATTGTTATATTTTTATTGATTCTTTTTGGGTAAAAAAAGGAATAATATAACTATACAATAGATTATAAATATAGAGTTAGGAGATAAAATGTTATTCAAAAAAATTAAAGTAACACCAGAAGGTGTCTATATTTTGGACGCTGAACTCCAAAAGAAAATTGATAAAATTAAATTATCACCAAGCATGATTGGTAATTGGCTAAATTCACCTGCTGATTACATTTTAGATAAATTTATTAAACCTGAAGTTGAGATTGCAGATGTTACTCATCTTAAACGAGGGAATTGGTTCCACTCTACTATGGAAGTATTCTTCGCTCTCCCACCAGAAGAAAGAACTAGAGAAAATCTCCTTAAAGTTTCAAAAGAAGTTACTTTGACAGATGATTATAGAGATTTTGCTAAAGATTCAGAAAATCAAGAATGGTACAAACGTGCTCTGAAAGCATATATTGGAGCTTGGTTACCTGATGCTCCAAAAGAAAAAATTGCTACACTTTATATTATGGGTCAAAGCAAACAAGGACTTGAATTGTTTGTTAATGGGAAATTAGGAAATGCTAAACGACAATGTTTAGGATTTGTTGATAAAATTATCGAAGGTGAGAACGGTTTGAAAGTACAAGACTGGAAAACAGGTAAGAAAATTTCAAATTATAATCCTAATGCTAAGATTAGCACTTCTAACCCATTTGATTACTGGAGACAACAAACATTTTATGCTATGTTGCTAGAACAATTAGGGGCTACAATTGAAGAAACTTCATTACTTTTCCCTTGTGCTGAAACTCCTACTATAGTTTATGTTGACCATCATAATCCACAAGTAAGAGAACAAGTGATTAAAGATGTAGAACAAGTTGACAGTGAATTAACTGAAGCTATCAATAATAAATATTTCTTCCCATTCAAGAAAGGCCCTTATAACTCTTGGGCAAGTTATTTAGCTGGAATGGGTAGAGCACAAAAACCAAATATTAGAGAAGATAAATTTGCTATGCTTGCTGATTTATCTGAAGTTGGAGGAAGAGCTTAATGGCATACATTGAATTATACAAGAAATATAGACCAAAAGATTGGAACGGTATTATCGGACAAGACTCGGCTGTTAAACAAATCCGAGAAGCAATTAAAAATAATCGTGTACCAACTGCCTATTCATTTTCTGGCCCAGCAGGTACAGGTAAAACAAGTATTGCAAAAGTTATTGCTAAAACTTTAAACTGTCCTAACGTAAATGAAGATTTGCAACCATGTAATGAATGTAAAGTTTGTCAAGCTATTGATTCTGATTCTTTAATGGGAGTGCAATACTTCTCTATGGCCAACAATGGTGAAGTTGATAATGTAAGACGAATTGTGCAAGACGCTCAAACGAAAGTAGCTATTAAAAAGAAAGTTATTATCATTGACGAGTATCACAATTTGAGTCCTAAGGGGTTTGATGCTTTACTTATTCCTTTGGAAAAAGACAATATGAATGCTTTGTTTATTTTCTGTACTACAGAATTGGATAAAATCAGACCAGCCGTATTATCTCGTACTCAAAACATTACACTCAAACCTGTAAAACAAAAAGAACTTGCTAAGAATTTAATTGACATTGCTAAAAAAGAAGGCCTTCCAATTGACAAAGAAGCAATTCTATATTGTGCTAAAAAAGCAAAAGGCTCCGTCCGTACTTCTATTTCATTATTTGAAAAATACCTCAATTCAGGCGAATTAGAAACAAGTAAAATTGACCAATGTATTGAACACATTGTTTTTGGAGAAACGACTGAAGTGATTGCTACTATTAACGAAATGGGCTTAGATGGCGAAAACTTCAATGACGCTATTGCAGCTTTGTATGAATATTTCACTTTTGCTCTACAAGAAGTAAGTGGAGTAACTACCAATAATGAAATTGCTACTAAGATTTCTAAAAATTGGAACGGTTCTATGATTCTAAAGGCTCTTACTATGTTAGGAGATGCTGTATTAACATTTAATCATAGACAAATTGACGCTAAATTATTGTTTGAAATCCCCGCTTTGAAATTATCATTGATAGCAAAACAACAAAAGATTAAGAGAGGTACAAATGGCTAAGAATAAAGAAAAATTTGCATTAGATAAGTTTGCTGGTAAAGTTATCGTTCAACCAATCAAACCATTCTTATTTGAAAACTACCTACCTTATGCTCATTATGTTATCCAATCACGTGCCTTAGTTGGTAAAGACGGATTGAAACCCGTTTTAAAACGTGGTATTTGGACTATGTGGACATTAGGATTAAAAAATAACAAACCAACAATGAAAGCTGCTACAGTTTATAACCACGTAGTAGGACATTATCACCCACACGGACCATCATCTGTTACAGAAGCAATGGTTAAACTTGCTCAAGATTTCCATTCTCGAGTACCTGTTGTTGAAGTACAAGGTGGATTTGGTCTACAAACTGGTGATACTCCACCATCAGACCGTTACTATGAAGTTAAATTTACTCCTGCTGGTGAGCAACTTGTAGAAGATGTTGACTATCATGCAGTTGAAATGGTACCCAACTTTACTGGGGCTGAAAAACTTCCAAAATCATTACCAGTAAAATGGCCATTCAGTGTTATCAATGGTGGACAAGGTATTGCCGTAGGTTATGCTACTAACATGATTCCTCATAACCCAAATGAGGTAATGGATGCAGTTATCAAACGTATGCAAGGGAAACTTAATACTGTTGACCAATTGATTCGTGTAATGCCGGGACCAGATTTCCCTACATACGGCCAAATATTTGGAGTTGACGGTATTAAGGAATATTACGAAACTGGTAAAGGAAGCTTCTTAGTAAGAAGTAAATACGAAATCAATGCTCTTCCTAGAGGAAAACATGAAATTGTCTTTACTGAGTTCCCTTATCAAATTTCCATTGAAAAAATCAAAGAAGAAATTGCTAAGATAAAAGAAACAAAAAATAAATTAACTGAAATCGTTGAAGCCAAAAACCTTTCAGATAAAAAACGTGGTAATGTTCTAAGTATTGATGTAAAAGCTGGAGCAAATCCTTATCTTGTATTAGAAGATTTATTTAAGTTTACTTCATTGGAAACAAACTTCTCTGTCAATATGACTACTTTAGATGAAGGTCGTCCAGTTGTTTCTACTATGTTTGATTTAATTGATACATTCATTGACCAACGTAAAGAAGCTTTTATCAATAAACTTGAATATAAATTAGAAAATAACTCTAGAAAGTTAGAGCAACGTTCTGGTGTTGCTTCAGTATTAAGTGATTTAGATAAAACCATTAACATTATTAGAAAATCAGAAAGCTCAGAAGAAGCAAGAGATAACATTATGAAGAATTTTGGTATCAATGAAGCTCAAGCTGATTACATTCTTAAATTATCTCTTTCTGTTTTAACTAAAGCAGATAAAGATAAAATCTTGTTAGAAATTGAAGCACTTCGTAAGGAAACTGAAGATTTAGAAAATCTCTTAAATGATGAGGCTGCCATTGATTCTGCAATTATTGAAGAATTAAAAGCTACTAAGAAAGTCATTTCAGATGACCGTAGAACATTCATTGATAATGTTACTTTAGAAGATTTAAAACTTGCTGACAAAGAAAGTAAAAACAAAATGAAACTCTTAGAAAAGAACGTAGATACTACTATTTACATTCTATCTAACGGAACTATCTTACAATCACTAGAGGAAACATTTAATACTCATGTTCCTATCAAATCTGAATTAAAAGCAACTACTCAAGAATTTATTAACATTCTTAAAAATGACGGTACGATTGAAACAATCAATGCTAAAGCTATTCCTTTAGATATACCATCATCTACAAGCCTTTTAGGTGTAGATGAAGATAAATTTGTTACTATCCTACCTAATAACTTAAATGGCAATTATAAAGGTGTATTGATTGTTACTGACGCTGGTAATGTGAACATTGTTAAGAACAACATTAAATCACCCCTAGCTAAATTGATTCTCAATGAGAAAATTATTTATGCTAAGCCATTAACCGAAGAAGATTATGAGAAATATTTATACATTATTGCCGAAGACGGACAACTTGCTAAATTCCCAATCTCTACAATTAGAGAAAGCAACCCTGGTTCAGGTACTGTTGCTGGGTTCAAATATGATAAGAAATCGGTAGCTGCAGGAGTCGGAGCTAATGATGCTGTTCTATTCTCTAAATCTAAATCATCATACAAATTCACGCAGGGTGAAGAAGTACCTTCAACTAACAGAGGTGTTAAAGGAAGCAAATTCCATGAATTAGTAAAAGATGATGAAATTACAGGTTTAGTTGTTTCTGAATTTGTTAAAGTAGTTGACCAAGATGCTGAAGCAATTGCTGAAGAATATTCAGGTCGTGCTAAGAAAGGAATTTCTTATGATGAAGATTTATTCTTCGGATATTAAATCTCGTACTTAAAAGAGCCTATTAAGGCTCTTTTTTGTGATATAAAAAATAAAAAGGATTGTAGCATGAATACGAAATTACTATTAAAATTAAAAGATGAAAAAGGATTCATGGGTTTAACACATTCCTTGTCAGCTATTGCTTTCTTCTTATTGCTAGTTGCTTTCTTTCCAAACTTTATATTTAATACAATATTAAAATCAAATAATATTATTGTTTTGGTTGGAGCAACAATAGTTATAGCTGGAGCTGCTTTACTACCAGACTTTGACAATGTTAAAAGTACTGCCATCTCTACATTAGGGCCATTTGGTAAGTTAATTTCTAAATTAACAAGAGCAAGTGCAGTTGGTGTATATGCACTAACAAAAACAAAGAGAGATAATGATACACCAGATGCTCATAGAGGATTTTGGCACACTATTGTAGCAAGTATTATTGTTGGTATTATTGTATTCTGTTTGAGTTCTATTAAAACAGAAGTAAAAGACAGTTTTTTAGGCCAAGGAAATGTTACAATCTATCCTTTTGCTATAGCTTGGTTAATTATTTGTTATCAATTAGCTATGGCTTCATTATTCGCAAACTCATTCAAAAAACTAAAAAGAGACTTGTTTGGGTATATTTTTATATTTGGTTCAAGTATAATCTTTGTAATTATCATATTAACTTTTTCACCATCTGATATTGCTTATTCGTGGATAGCTATCCTAACTTCACTTGGATATTTAATTCACATATTAGGTGACACACTAACCGTTTCGGGGACTCCAGCTTTGTGGCCAATCGCCCATAATGGAAAGAGGTGGTGGACTTATAGATTGGGTGGAATCCATGCTGGAAGTAGTTTTGAATACAAAGTTGTTGTTCCAATATTTACAATGCTTATAATTTTTGCTATTGTAAAAATTATTTTGAATTATAATTAGAACGGGGGTTTAAATGCAAAAAGGAGCAAATCATATTAAAGGATATATTTATTTTGTAATAACTGTTGCTATTGTATATGCAATTTGTTTACAATTCAATATGGATATTATTGGAGCAATCGGTTGGGCACTAGAAAAAACATGGAGTTTTATTGTTCAACTTGCAATGAAAATTAAAGAATTAGAAGTCTTTCAAAAGATGTTTCAATAATTGAAAAAAGGTGATAAAATATTAAGTTTATCACCTTTTTTAGGCTCAAAAGTAGAATAATATAACTATAAAACAATTTCAAAAAACTGTTTTAGAATGATATAAAAATAAATATTTAATAAAGGAGTTAGAAATGGCTTTAGAATTAAAAGATGGTTGGATTGGAACGATAATTGATACAGGTAGAGATACTTCAAAAGGACAAGCTGGTGAGGTTGCTGTCAATCTTGCAGTAGGTGAGACTACAATTGAAGAATCACCAAATGGAAAAGCTATTAACGTTAAAGTAAAACCTGCAAATGCAAAATATGGCTTGAGCGGTTATGTGGGTAAATCTTATGATTTAGCAAAGGTTGCTTCAGAAGCTGTTGAGAAAGGTGTTAAATTACTTTATCGCTTTGAACAAAGAAGAAAAGATAATATTGATGTCAATATTCCAATGGCTGAATTAAAACCTGATTTACAAAGTGGTAAAGAAAATACTTTGAAAGTATTAGCAGGTATTTATAACTTCAATACTGGAGAATGGTTATTATCAAATGACATTACTGCTCACCCAGATAATGATACACCTCAATTAAAAGCATTTATTGAGTCATGTGTTGCAAAAGATACTTCTACATTCTTTGAAGCGCCAAAAGAAATCGTTACTGACGATAACTACAAAGCAAAACAACACTTGCTTGAAATCTTTTCATTCCTACAAGGAAAAGAAAATGAATTAGGATTTGAGCTCTCTCTTAAAGAACGTTTAATCGCTTCTACTCAATTACTTAAATTGATTGCAAAAGTTCAACTAATCAATACACAACAAAATGAAGTTTCTTACGGCTCTAAAACTTTTGAGGATGCTAAGAAAATTATCTTTAACTCATTAAGTGCTTCAGCATTAACTAAAGAAGATTTAACTACAAATCTTAAAGAAACTATGACAAAACAAATTACTTCTCTTTCTGAATTGATGAAACAGTTTGGAAAATTCTTAGAGGGTAATAAATGATTAAAGAGCACCTTCTAGCTCTTGATGCTTCCACTACTTCAACAGGTTGGGCAATTTATGATTTGCAAAATTATGAATTGCTCGAAAGTGGAAGTATCACCCCTAAAGGGGGAGAATACAGAAAAAATTTCTTAGCAAGAGCTATTTGCATGAAAGATGAAATTGCAAAGCTAAAAGAAACATATAATATTACTATTGTTGCAATAGAAGATATTAACGTTGTGGTAAGTCAAAAAGGTGCTAAGAATTTAGCAATGGCTGACGGAATTATGTTAAGTAATTTTACTCATGATATGATAAACTTTGTCAATGTTTCTACTTGGAGAAAATTTTACAAATTTGGCAAAATGACAAGTAAAGAATACAAAGAATTTTCAATGCGTTTAGTATTAGAAAAATTTGGCAAAGATGTTGACGATAACGAATCAGACGCTATACTTCTTGGTAATTACTTTGTTAATACTTTTTGCAAAAAGAATAATGAAGAAGAATAGCTTATTTATTCTTCTTTTTTGTTTGTTAGTCGCAGTCTAAGCTGTTTTAAGTAATTCATGATAATTTATATTAACAACACCTAAAACTGCACTACTCAGCAAGCTAGACACAAATAAAACGAAAATAAAAGGAATGACTGCATGAAATATTATACTTCTTTGGATTTGAATGAGCATCTTGATAAATCTGAATTGAAATCAGATACATATTATTACGAGCTCGTTCTAAACAAAAAACATGAATTAAAAACTTTAAATAAAATCTTTAATGATAAGATTGAAAAAACTTCTGAATCAGAGTTTGAAACTGTTTCAAATTATGTTAAAATATTATCACAAGCAGATTGGACTTACTTAGAACAATTAGAAGCTATTATTAAAAACGGTGTGGAAACAGAAAATAGAACTGATACAGATACTATCTCTATCTTTGGAACACAAAATAGATACGATTTAAGTAATTCTTTCCCATTGCTAACTACTAAAAAGACAGTTTTGAGAAATATTATCACTGAACTTATTTGGTTTATCCAAGGTGATACTAATTTGAAATATTTGAAAGATGTGAATAATCCTATTTGGAATCAATGGCGCCGTCCTTACAACTTGAATAGAGGGCTGGCAAAAGTTAGAATTAGAAAAGAAAATGAATATGTTAACTGTATTTATGAAAAAGGTGACTTAATAGAAGTTATCAATAAATATGCTGAACGTTTATATACCAATGAATTAGATGTCAAATTATATAAATTGTGGGCTAATTTAATGGCAAAAGCATATCTTGGAACTGGAGATTATTCAATTTCAAAAGAATGGCAAGATTATGATACTTTTATTAAGGAAGTTAAAACTTTACCGCATTGGTATTACAAAACTGAAGATTGGGATAATTTTGTATTGTCTAATGCTTATTACTCTAGTTCTGTATTTTCTAAAGATACAAGCGTTTGGCTTAGAAAAGATGAAGAAGAATTATACCAAGAAAACAACATGATTATTAAAGTTACTCATTATAACGGTGCAGTTGAATTATACTTCAATAAAGAAGAACTTAATAAACATTTAGGATTAGATTTGGAAGAATTGCTTCAAAAAGAGTATGAAGAGCTAACACCTAGAGAGAAGAATATTTATGATGAGTTTGAATTAAGTCAAATTAAAGAATATGAACCATCAGAAGGCTTTGTTTATCGTAACAAACTTATTAAAGATGATGATATGGGGCCAATTTATGGTTATAACTGGAGACAATTTGACTATGTTGACCAATTATCTAATGTTATTCAAGAAATCAAGATAAATCCAAACTCAAGACGCTTGATTATTTCTGCTTGGAATCCTAAAGAAATTGATAATATGGCGTTACCTCCTTGCCATACAATGTTTCAATTTAAAGTTACAAACGGAAAATTAGATTGTCAATTGTATCAACGCTCAGCTGATTATCCTATTGGTGTTCCATTCAATATAGCAAGTTACGCTCTGGTGGTTTATATTATTGCTAAGGAATGTAATTTAGAGCCTGGGGAATTTATTCATACAACTGGCGATACTCATATTTATGTGAATCAATTAGATGCTGTAAAACAACAATTAACTAGATTGCCTTACCCAGCACCAACTCTTGAAATTAAAGATTGGAATGGTGTATTTAATTTCACTTCTGACCAAGTTGAATTAAATAACTATAAATCACATAAATTTCTAAAAATGCCTGTTGCTAAATAAGATTTCAATTGATATTTCAAAATAAAAAAGGAGTCAAATATGGCAGAAAAAAATAACTATCCAGTAAGAGTTTTGGATATGACCAATTTATTCTCGAAAGAACTCCTTATTTATTCATTATTTGACATTAAATTCAAGAAACCAGTAAGGTTAATTTTCTGGGTTTATCTGTTTATCACATTTGCTATTTGGGGCTTCCCAATGGGTTATTTATTTATTGTTAAACTTCATACTTTAAATATATGGACGGCTGCTTTAATCTTTGGCCCTCCAGTTGGTTTAGCAACTATTATGAGTAAACCTATATGGGGTGGTAAATCATTCTATGATTGGACTAAAACTCAAATTCTCTATTTGAGTTCCCCTAAATACTATTGTGACCATAAACCAGCAAAGAAAGAACACACTTATAAAATTGATAATTCTATTGTTGTTTCTCGTAGGTCAGATATAGAATATTTAAGTAAACTAAAATGAGGAATAAAATATAATGGTAAGTAAGAGTAAATATTCAACAAGTACTATGATTGGAGTTTCTATTGTAGGAACTCCAACACCTGTATTTTGGGATTCTCATTATGCTATTTCACAAAACTATGCACCTGTATCATTCATTTCGGGTTCACCAGGGTCTGGTAAAACTTTCCTTGGTTTACTTTTGTCTTGTCATGGCAATCTAATGAATAAAGCTCAAGTTATCCTTGACCCAAAAGGTGACTTTATTGCATTACGCAAACTTTATGAGTTAGGGTACATTAACAAAGTTGACATTTGGAATGTAGCAGAAGCAAATGGAAAAATTAGTGATGAAAATATTGGTATGTTAGACCCAACTTCATTTACTAATAACATTGCCGAAAATACTGCTTTAACTATGGATATACTTGTTTCTTTAGTTGGTAGAATTGATGATGAATTACAAAGTACAATTATCCCTATTATCAAAGATGTGGTCGAAGATGATAGACCATCATTTATGTCTGTTGCAGCCGCAATGAACCGTTACAGAGATGATGAAAGAGTTAGAAGTGTGGGTATGACACTACAAACGTATTTACAAGTTGGATTAGGAAAACTTCTTAGTAGAGATAAACGCTCTCAAAAGAAACAAGAGTTAAATATTTCTAATGGAACTATCGTTGCTAATCTTATGGGATTAACATTACCAACTTCTGAAAAATCTTTCAATGATTACAGTAACAGTGAACGTATTTCAGTTGCTATTATGAGTTTATTAACACAAAAAGTTATTGACTCTATGCGTTCTGACAAAAAGATTAGAAAAACTCTTGTAATTGACGAGGCATGGTCTGTTGCAAGTACTCCAAAGGGTAAAGCTATGATGAGTGAAGTTGCTTTGTTAGGTCGTTCACTTAACATGAGTGTATTACTTATCTCTCAATCACCTAAGCATTTGAATTTCGGTGATAGCGCTTCATTAGATAACACTATTACTACTCGTTTCGCTTTCCGTAATAATGATGAAAGAGATAACGACATGACTGTAGCAGCTATGCGTTTAGAAGACCCAGGTTGGGCTTCTATTCTACCCGATTTACAACCAGGTACTTGCTTAATGAAAGATTGTCAAGGAAATGCTGGTATCGTGCAAATTATGGCACCAGATGGCTGGGCAGAAATCTTTGATACGAACCCAAATGCAGTATTAGAATCACAAAAATAGAAAAGCTTAATAGCTTTTCTTTTTTTAACTAGATTTGTAGAATAATATAACTATACGATATTTTAATTGAAAAATTAAAGATTTTAAAGGAGAAAATTATGCAACATAAAATAGCTTTTGTGGGACCTGAAGTCGTTTATAAAGCTTTTGTGGATATGGAACCGAACTGGGACTTTCAAATACCACTTGAAAATGTTGAAGCTTTAGAAAGGGAATTAGATGATGATAATGGTAACATTTCAAAAGACACTTCTGTTGTAATTCTTTTTTCTCGCCTATTCAACAATAACCCAGATTTGTTTTCAGAATTAGCGGCTTTCTTAGCTCCATATTCTGTAATCAACATTTTAATTCCACCACAAGATAGAGCTTCCGAAGAAAGTAAAATTAGAACAGCAATTAAAAATAAACAATTTGAATTAGCTAAAGAAGATGATTCATATAATGCTAATACTCCATTCTATTTTGTGGAGTATGGAGATTTAATACTTGATGAATTGTATGGCTCAATCTCTAAATATGTAGACTCTCCATTAGTTCCTAAAGATACTAAAGAAGCAGTTAGCAAACTTCTTGATACAGATAATGGTATGGGTGAAATTGAAGGCTTTGAAGAAGATTCTGACGAAGAAGTGTTAAATTATGAATCAACTGGTGATGGTATTGTTATTACTGTAACTTCATCTAAAGGTGGTTCTGGTAAATCAACAGATAGTACAGGTATTGGTGCTTTCCTAAGTAAGGCTGGAGAAAAAGCATTTGAACAAGGATTAGTTGACCATGCACCAAAAATCATTACTGTTGACCTAGATGTGAAAGACGGTCAATTAGGCTATCTAAATAATGCAACAAGCCCTAACATAGTTAATGTGTATATTGCTAGAAAAGATAATACTGAAAAATTAACAGAAGAACATATTAAACAAGGAATTTATCACAATCCTAAATCTAATACAGACTTTTTATTTGCTCCTAAAACACCAAAAAATGCTGAAGCAATTAGTCCAGCATTCTACTTAGAAGTAATAAAAGTTCTCAAAACTTTGTATGACTATGTAATCTTAGATACATCTGTTAACTATTTAGACCCTCTATTTTCAGAAGTTGCTTATCCAATGTCTGATAAGATTGTATTGGTAAGTGATATGGGTATTTCATCATTACAAGGTATGGGCCGTTGGATTAAAGAATTTGTTTACTCACCACTAAGAGAAAAAACAATTGATGAAGATAAAGTTGGTATTATTATCAATAAATTTATCCCTAACACTGGTATTGGCTTAAAAGAAATTGAAAGAGCTTCTCATGGAATTAAAATCTTAGGTTTTATTCCTAACATGCCTCAATTTATTACTACTAAAGCTAATCACCACTCATTAAATGAAATTATCTACAATGAGGGTATAAAAAACTCATTTAAGATGATTGTTTCTCAATTATTACCTGAACAACCGTTAGGTGACTTCTAATCATCACTAAACGCTGTAGAAAACAGCTCACTGCATTTTAATATGACTCAGGACATATTTATCACACATTAACTTACTGCTGAAAAACTGCAGTTTATAAAGAAAAACAACCATGAGAAATCATGGTTGTTTTTTGTTGTCTATTTATTCTGTTTTTGCAGCTCCTACAAGTCTTTGTTGGTTATATTTGTTGTAGTTTACTGTATGGTGAATACGATTATACTTATATGAAATCTTAGAGCAATCAGGCATAGCATTTACTAATACTTTACCTTTGTCTAATGTTCCGAATTTCTTATATGTTTCAGTTAATCCACCACCCGCTTGTGTTGGGCCAGAGTTATAATAAATACCCTCAAAGAGCATATTTACATAACCCGCTTTACTCATTCCTAAACTTGTGATTACATCGTTATTATGTTGCCCATAATGATTGATTTGATTCTTGTTATTAGTTAAATAGAATGAATATAAACGAGTACCCATACGCCAAGAAACAGGTAGATTAAATACTAAACCAAATTTCTCTAACCCTAGGAAACCTGGGTTACGGGCTTTTAACATTAAATCTTCTAAACATTTCATGAATTTAGTGAATGAAAATCCGTATCTTTCTAGGATATGACTGCAACGGTAGAAATCATCTTTATTATAAGACATACCATCTTTAAATTCTGTTTCACCTTTATAAGCTTTCATTGCTAAACCAATCATATCATCATCAATAGTCCAGTAATGTGTTTCACCCAAACTTCTACTGAAATATAGAAGTGAATTATATAAACCAGCTGTTCCATGATAAGTATTTGGAGATTTTTTAGAAGTCAGCATATCTAATTTATCCACACCTCTAAATGAAGTATCTCTAATGATAATATGTTTAGTATCATAGTGTTGAGAATAAGTTTCAAATTGAGTAGCATCAATAGCTAAGTAATAGTTTTCAACATTAAAATCTTCCAACATTTTTACTGTATATGCAGTGCCCGCACGACCATAAGAGGGAATGTAAATATTAAAATTCATTTTGTGTTTATCTACAAACCCCTCTTTACATGATGGCTCAAATGTAGGTGGAAGATAATAAGCATATTCTACTAGATTATCATAAGGGCCCCTAAAGAACACGGGGAATTTAACGTAGCCTGCTTCTAAAACTTTTTTTAAAGCTTTGTTATTTTCATCTACTTCTTTCTGATTTAATTCTGCAATTTGTTCATCAGTAAACTCTTCAATACCGTCATTATATAAAATCTTGTTTTGTGGAGTTAAGATTAAATCATCTGAAATCTTTTTATAACCTTTTTCCATTTATTCCCCTCTCTTTAAATCTTTATAAATGTCTTTTATGTTATGTTTTAGTTTGAAGTTTGGAATTGATTTAGTTTGATTTGGTAATTCAGCTATTTCTTTATTACCAAATGTTACATCTTCTAATTTAAGTAATTCAATCAATTCTTCTAAAGTAACTTCATTTTCTTTGTAATATAAATCTGCTACATCAAAATATTCATTATCAATACAATGTAAGAAAGCTCTTGTAACATCTTCAATATGTGTCATATTGATTTTTTGCTCTGCTGGAGAATTAAGAGCTTTAATAGGATTTTCTTTTCTTGTAAGTAAATTATGTAGTTTTGGTCTAGTATCATTCAATCCATAAGTATCTGAAATCCTCAAAAATGTAATCTTGTTTAAATTAAACATTTTTGAACTATCTTCAGCGTAATATTTTGTAGCTGAATATGGATTTGCTGGAGCAAATTCCCCATAATTCTTATATGCTGACCAACTTGATGCAACTAAAAGATGAGGTTGATTATCTGATTTTTCAATCTGTTTATACAAAGCAATCGTAGAAAGTAAATTATCTTCTAACAATTGTATAATTGATTCAGTTGAATTGTCACCCTTGAAATTAGTTGCCAAATGAATCACATAATCAAATTTTGAAAAATCTAACTCATTATTATTAGTATCTAAATATAAGTATTTTTTCTTATCATAACATACTAAATCCTTTACAACATCTTTTAATTCTTCTTTCAATAAACTCCCTTTACGAAGCACCCCATAAATTTCAGTGTTAGGATTTAGCTCTTTAATATATTTTGCCATAAATGAAGCAATGTAACCATTGATTCCAGTAATTAAATATTTTTTATTCATCACTTTCTAATAACCCTTTCACATAAGCTTTCAATTCTTTTTCTGTATCAAATGTATCCATATTGCTAAAGATTTCATCTTTTAATTCTTGTTCAATATTTAATGAATTTACATAGTTAATGAACTCTTCACGTTTATTGGCAGCTTTTGTCTTAGATTGAGTAGTTTTATTTTGCCAATTTAATCCTTTAGCTTCAATAATTGCTTTTCTTTCTTCGTCATATGCTTCAGTGATTTTAGCTGCAACTTCTCGTACTCCATTAACTTGTTTTTGTACTTCTTCGTTCATGTCATAAGTTTCTACAAAATCTTTTTCAGTTGGTTGTAGCATATCAAATAATGATTTAGCTTGACGAGTACGCATTTTTTGTTTCTTTTTCTTTTCTTTTTGCTTCTTAATTGCTTCTTGGTTAGCTTGGATTTCAGCTCGTCTAAATTCTGCCCAATCTGCAATAGTTGTATCTTGAGTGTATTTACCTTGTTGATTATTAAACACATCAATTTTGTATTCAAACATTGTGTTAGAGAAATAGCTTTCAGGTAATAATTTTTCACCAAAGAATCCAAGTGGCTCTAAAATAGGTTGAGCAACTGGAATTGAGTCAACAAATGGAGAAACAGCATCATAATTCCAGCGTTGAAATTCTGATGAGCGATTTAAGATAAGTCTTAACATATCTGCCTTAATTCCACTATCATCAATGATGATTACTGGAACTTCTTGAATATTGTTATTTACTGCTAAATCATAACGCATATTACCATCAATAATATTCAAGTTTGAATCTAGGATAATTGGAGCAATAAAACGAAGTTCAATTACAGCATTATCCATTTTGTCAAAGTTAATTTGTGTAAATAACTTGAATTTTTCATCTTTCTTAATTGCTGAAACTGGAAACATTCCATTATATAGAATATTTACTGCTCCTGCTGTATTTTTATCTTGATGATTTGTAGTAACAACTTCATCTTCTACAACAGTAAATCCCTCATTAAATTTAATTCCAGCAATAGATACAATTTGTTTATATTGTTTTAATAGAATACTAATTAAATCATCTTTCAATGCTTCAACATCATCTGCATTAAGAGAACCTGAAACAATAACTTTATTATCTTTATTTTTTGTAACGATTAACTTACCTGTTACTTCTGGGTGTTCCTTTTGTAATTCTTTATAAATAGACATATTTTTTCCTTTCCTTTTTGGTTTAGTCTTTTATATTATTCCAAAATTTACTTGATATTTGTAAAAAACTTAAGAATAATATAACTATAGAAAATTTTATTGTGCTTTAATATAAATATCCGCAATAGAGTAAAATTTCACGAAAAGGAGAAAGACTTTGAATAGATTTACTAAATGGATAAATCAGAAAGAAACTGACCATTATACTAAAAAACTAATTAAAATCACTGAAGAAATAAAACTAATTTCAAAAGATTTTGAGTCACTTTCTACTGATGAATTATCAAACGAATTTCAAAAATACAAAAAACAAACTAAAGAAGAAGCAACAAAAAACTTAAAATATGTCTATGCTATTGTATATGTACTATTTAAGAAGATTTATAACATTACTCTTCATGATGTACAGTTACACGGCGCAATCGCTTTATATGATGGCAACATAGCAGAAATGAGAACAGGTGAAGGTAAAACTTACACAAGTGCTCTACCTACAATTTTAAATGCAACAACAGCTCCTACTCATGTTGTTACAGTTAATGAATACTTGGCCAAACGTGATAAAGAAGAATTGGAACCACTTTATACAACATTAGGATTTACAGTTGGATTAAATCTAAATGAAATGAATGTCACTCAAAAAAGAGAAGCTTATAATTGCGACATTATGTACTCAACTGCTAACGAGCTTGGATTTGATTATCTAAAAGATAATATGGTACCAGACCTTGCATATAGGGTGAACCAACATGGATTTAATTCTATCCTAATAGATGAAGTCGATTTAGTTTTAATTGATGAAGCAAGAACCCCACTTATTATTGGGCAAGATTCAGTAAGTCCTATTGCTCCAATAATGAAAGCTCATAACATTGTTACAACATTATCACCAGAAACAGATTTAAAAATTGATTACAAGACTCGTACAGTAAGTCTTACTAACGAAGGCGCAGAAAAAGTTAGCAAAGCTTATAATATTGAGAATATTTATGATGAACATAACATTAGTTATATGCACTTAATCAATGAAGCATTGCTTGCTAATTTCATTTATCAAGAAAATGTTGATTATGCCGTGACTAAAGGGAAAAATAAAGAAGTTTGTATCATTGATACGTTTACAGGCCGTATGCAACCCGGCAGAAGATTTTCAAATGGTTTGCACCAAGCATTAGAAGCTAAACATTTAAGAAATGGTGTTGAAATTAAAGAAGAAAACAAAACTATTGCTACTATAACTTTACAAAATTACTTTAGATTGTATGATAAAATTTCAGGTATGTCTGGTACTGCTATTGAAGAACAAAACGAATTTCAAGAAGTTTATGGATTGAAAGTTATTCCAATTCAACCAAACAAACCATTAAATAGAAAAGATAAAGAAATCATTGCTTTCACGACAGCTGAAGAAAAATGGAACTATGTTGTAGATAGAATTATACATCATCATAAAAAACATAGACCAATCCTTGTTGGTACTGTATCAGTTGAAGATAGTGAATTGTTGTCTAAAAAATTAAACAAAGCAAGATTAAAACATAAAGTTCTAAATGCTAAACAAAATGAAGAAGAAGCAAAAATTATTGCTAAAGCTGGTATTAAAGATGCCATTACAATCGCAACTAATATGGCAGGTAGAGGTACTGACATTAAAGTAGAAGATGATACTGAATTAGTTGTTATCCTTACCGAATTAAATGAAAGTACTAGAATTGACAATCAATTAAAAGGCAGAACTTCAAGACAAGGCGCAGCTGGATTTACTGAAACTATTATCTCCCTTGAAGATTCAATATTCAAACGTGTTAATGTTGATTTTATTAAGAGATTTAAACTTGCTAATCCATTACCTAATTCATTTATCAAGGCTTTCAAAGCAATTCAAGAAGAATTAGAAAGCAATAGCTATTCTGCTCGTAGAAGTGCTTTGAAATTTGATGATGTTGTCAGAGAGCAAAGAAATATTTTCTACAATACTAGAAATGCTATTTTACAATCATTCCATGATAACAACGATAACTTGGTTGTGGAGTTAATGTATGAAGCGTTATGTGATAATGAAGAAGCAATCAATAATTTTAATTTGTTAACTGAAAATGATAACGCAAAAAGAAAACTTGCTAAAGAAATATTGCTTTATTCATTAGATAAAGCTTGGGTAGACCATATTGATAAATTAGAAGCTCTTAAATCAGGTATTGGTTGGAGAGGTCAAAATGGTAAAAATCCAATCATCACCTATCAAAATGAAGCCAATGCTCTATATGAAAAATTCAAACAACAAGTCTATCAACATGCTATTGAAGCAATTATAGATTTAAAAGATTATACAAGTCTAAAAACTCAAAATGTTTATGCAAACAAAACTAAATCAAACTTTCAAAAAAGGGGGAAAATTAAGTGAAATGGATAAAAACCAAACAAGTAAGAAATAGAGTCCTTTTTACTCTTTTAATGCTTGCTATATTTGAATTTGGTACTTTCGTTACTTTACCTGGTATCAAAATAGATTACTCTAACAATCAATCAGCAATCGCTAATTTAATGAATTTATCTTCTGGTGGTTCATTAAGTAGATTAGGATTACTTGCTCTAGGAGCATCCCCTTATGTTACAGCATCAATACTTGTACAATTATTTTCAAAAGGGTTAGTACCTTATTACAAAAAATTGTCTATGCAAGGTGTTGCTGGACAAATGAAATTAGCACAACATACCAGATTATACACTTTTCTTTTTGGAATTTTGACTGCAGTTGGAATACTTTACTCTCCAACAATTAGTCATACAATCGGTGTTTCCATTACAGCAGATAATAACACTAAGATGATTCTTTCAATAGTACTTGCAAGCGGTGGATTATTTGTTTCTTATCTTGGAAGTCTAATTGATGAAATGGGTGTGGGTAATGGGCAATCTAATATTATTGCATTTGGTATCTTGACTGCATTACCTGGTCAATTTTATAATATATATGAAACTCAAAAATATTATACTAATAACTTTACTCCTTACTTGCAATCTGTTATATTAGCAATCGTTGCTTATGTAATTATCATTATCATTTCATACTTTGCTAATAAAAAGGAATATACATTCCCGTTACAATCAAAAAATTACAATGTAAACATAAAAGCTCATTATCTTCCAATCAAACTTCTTGCGAGTTCTGTTATGCCGATTATCTTTGCTTCAAGTTTGCTTGCCATAATCGGTTCTATCGGACAAATCACTGGTCATATTTGGACTTTTACTGATTACTCTACATGGACTGGAATCCTATTCTACTCAATTCTTATCTTTATATTCTCTTATTTATACAATCTAGTACAAATTGACGGAGAAGAATTAACTAAGAATTTGAGAGAAAGCTCTATGTATATTAAGGGTGTTACCAATGAAAATGTTGAAAAATACATCAATAATAAAGTTATTGGTATTACAAACATCGGTGCTCCAATATTGACAATTATTGCTATTACTTCATTAGTATTAGAAATTGTATCACCAATTAAATTGGGACTATCTCTAACAGGTATTAACATTCTTATCCTAGTTGGAGTAATTCAAGATATTTGTCACCAAATTGCTGGATTAACTGCTAAAAATAATTATCAACCAATCTTTAAAGGAGTGAAATAATATGACTATTATAACTTTGATTATTATGCTATTTATTTCATTACTAATCTTTCTTCAAGCACCAAAACAAGAAACATTAGGTAATGCTTTTAATGGAGAAACACATACTCCAAAAGTAACCATCAGACTTAGAATTATTACTTTTTCACTATTCTTTATTGTATCTATTTTACTACTGATTTCACATTTCTATAACTGATTTTAGGGTGTGTTATATCGTCATATACTGACACTAAACTGCACAAAAATCAGCTCTTGATAAATTGTACAAAGGCTGATTTCTGTTGCTCTCAGAGCGTTTTACAGCGTTTAAGCAAAATAAAAAAGGGCATAGATTAACTATGCCTTTTTATTAGTTTTCAGTTCGTTTTAATTTAATTCCTAACATGAAGCAAATTACACTTAGAACAGTAAACATTGAATTAGATTCAGTACCTGTATTTGGTAATCTGTTTTCATTCGCTTGTTTTTTGTTTTCAGATTTTGTTTCAATCACATTACTTGAGTTTTTCTTAGATTCAGTTTTTGGTTCTTCATCTTTCTTGAACTCTTCTTTTTGTGGTGTATCTGATTTAGGTTGTTCTACTTTAGGCTCATCTTCCTTAGGTTTTTCATCTTCCTTAGGAGTTTCCTCTTTTGGTTTATCTTCTGGTTTTTGTTCTTTAGGCTTCTCAGTAACTGTTGGAACTTCCTCTTTAGGTTTTTCATCTTCCTTAGGTTTATTAGGAGTTTTAGGTTCTGTTTCACTTGGTGGAGTTAGAGGTTCTACTGTAGGAATATCTTCAGTTTCACCAGATGCTTTACCTTTGCCTCCTACTAGAGAAATAACTGCACGATAATTGTCTGCTAATTTGTCGCCATTATTAACAGTTAACCATACTGCATTGACTGGGTCAGTAGATTCTTTTACTGCCGTCTTCAAACGAGTTTTATAGTTAATATACATCAATTTTTGAAGTGTCTTAATCTTCAAATCAAACCCATTGTTTAATACATGGAAACTATCTAAGTATTCTTGAGCAGAAACATCTCCACTCCATGTTTTCACATCTTCAACTGTACGAAGCTCCAAACTATCTGCTACATATTCTTGATTAGATGACCAACGGTCTTTCAAGATAATATTTTCTAACTTGTCTTTAGCAAGATTGAAACGTACTGTCCAGTTAAGAACTCGAGCGTCAGAAGAATCTTGTGAACCCCATTTTGAGAATTTTTCTTTTCCTGGGTCTAAATCTGGTTCAGCGTCAACATGAACTTCTTTTACAGTGCCATCAAAATTTGGGTGAGTAACTTCACCAGAAGTGATAGCTTCAGTCCATTTAGCGTCAAAAGTCATAGCAATTTCTTTATTTAATGGATTCTTTGAAAAATAATCATTAAATGTAGTTGTTACTGTTCCTTTTTCAATACTTGTTTGGGCATGACCTACGGTTTCATCTAAATTGTTTTTTACATCAAAATCAAAATCAGTACGGAAAGATACTTCCTTAGGCATGGTGAATACTACTTTGTCACCTTCGTTAATAGGAATAGAATCCGGAATCTTCACATTTTTATATTCAACTTTGAAATTTACATATTTACCAGTTCCATTACCTGTTTCACCTTTTTCAAAGTGTAAATCTACATCGGGATTCTTAACTTTGATTGTTGTATCTTCTTTAATAACTTCTGTTGGTGCTTTGTCAATAGTAGGTGTTTCATCACCTGTTTTTGGTGCAGTTTCAATTGTTGTAGTAGGAGTTGATTCAGAAGCAGTTGTTGCTTCTGTCGTTTCTGCTACAGTTGTCGTAATTGCAGTTGTTGGTTGTGTAGTTGTTACTTCGTCAGCATAAGCATTCGGCGCCATAATAGCAAACAATGCTGTTGACAAAATAATACCACAAAGTCCATAAGCTTTGGATTTAACAAATCCTAATTTAATATTCTTAGTCATAAAATGCCTTCTTTCTGTTTATTTATATTTATATTTTATCAAGTTTTTTAGCTGTTGTAAAGAAAATTCATTAAAAAAATAACTATTTTTTCATCTTTTGTTCATTTTTAATAAAATATTACACTTAAAAGGCAAAAAACTTATAACAAAACTAAAAAAGATGAGTAATTCAATACTCATCTTTTTATTTCTTTAAATGTCATAATCGCTATCTTTCATGGCTTCTGCTTGCCCTAATAGATAACCATTACCAACTTGTGAGAAGAAATCATGGTTAGAAGTTCCAGTTGAAATTCCATTCATTACAATTGGGTTAACATCTTCTGAGCTATCGGGGAACAATGGGTCTTGCCCAAGATTCATCAAAGCTTTGTTAGCATTGTATCGTAAGAATGTTTTAACTTCATCTGTCCAGCCCAATTCATCATACAACATTTCTGTATATTGTTCTTCATTCTCATATAACTCAAACAATAATTCATAAAGCCAATCTCTAATTTTTGTTTGTTCTTCTTCCGGTAATTCATTAAATCCTAATTGGAATTTATAACCAATATATGTTCCATGAACTGACTCATCACGAATAATCAACTTGATAATCTCAGCTACGTTCGCCATTTTATTATTACCTAAATAATACAATGGAGTAAAGAAACCAGAATAGAATAAGAATGATTCTAGGAATACACTAGCAACTTTCTTTTCTAATGCTGAACCTCTTTCATAAACTTCGTTAATAATCTTAGCTTTCTTTTGTAAGTATTCGTTATTGTTAGTCCAATTGAAAATATCTTCAATCTCTTTCTTAGTATTTAATGTTGAAAAAATAGAAGAATATGACTTAGCATGAACAGCTTCCATAAATTGTATATTGTTTAATACTGCTTCTTCATGTTGAGTTCTACAATCATTTCTAATTGCTTCTACCCCACTTTCTGATTGCATTGTATCAAGGAGAGTTAATCCACCAAATACTTTTCCAATCAAATCTTTTTCTGCTGGACTTAACTTTCTCCAATCATCTAAGTCATTTGATAATGGAACACGAGTATCTAACCAAAATTGTTCAGTTAATTTCTCCCATGTTGATTTATCAATTTCATCTTCAATTGAGTTCCAGTCAATCGCTTTATAATATTTATAATTTTTATCCATTACTCTAACTCCTTAAATAACACAAGATTCACATTCATTAGCACCAACTTCTGAATTGTCAGAAGTGTAAGTTCTTACATAATAAATTGATTTAATACCTTTTTTGAAAGCGTAATTACGCAAAATACTCAAATCTCTTGTAGTCATTTTATTAGTTTCAGTTTTCCATTCATACATACCTTCAGGCAATTCACTTCTCATGAATAATGTTAATGACAATCCTTGGTCAACGTGTTCTGTTGCAGCTGCATAAACATCAATAACTCTTCTCATGTCAATGTCATATGCTGAATCATAATATGGAATTGTATCACTACTTAAATCTCTAGCTGGATAATAAATCTTACCAGTCTTTTTCTCTTGACGCTCTTCAATTCTTTGGATAATTGGGTGAATTGAAGCTGATACATCATTTATATAACTAATACTTCCATTTGGTGCAACTGCTAAACGTGTTTCATTGTATAAACCATATTTCATTACTGACTCTTTTAAATATTCCCAATCTTCAACACTTGGAATATAAATACCGTCAAACATATCTTTCATTTTATCTGATTGTGGAACATATTTTCCAGTTAAATATTTATCAAAGTAAGTACCATCTGCATATTTTGATTTTTCAAAACCATAGAATGTTTCGTTACGTTCAATAGCAATGTTGTTAGATTCTACCAATGTCCAGTAATTTAATAACATGAAATATAAATTAGTAAATTCAACAGACTCTGGTGAACCATATTTCATGTGATGAGTAGAAAAGAATGTATGTAATCCCATTGCTCCTAAACCGATTGAATGTTTTTCTCTATTACCTTTCGCTACAGTTGGGACCACATCAATGTCAGAAGTATCTGTAATAAATGTTAATGCTCTTACCATTGTTCTAACAGATTTACCAAAATCTGGTGAAACCATTAAATTCAATACGTTAGTAGAACCTAAGTTACAACTAATGTCAGAACCCATTACTTCATATTCTTGATTATTTAAAATCTTGCTTGGTTTATGTACTTGTAAAATCTCTGAACATAAATTACTCATAATGATTTTACCATCAATAGCATTTGCTTTATTAGCTGTATCAATGTTAACTACATATGGATAACCAGATTCTTGTTGAAGTTTTGAGATTTCCATTTCTAAATCTCTAGCTTTAATCTTGTATTTCTTAATGTTATCATTATTTACTAAATTATCATATTCTTTAGTTACATCAATATAACCAAATGGAATACCATAAATACGCTCAACATCAAATGGACTGAATAAATACATATCTTCATCATTTCTTGCTAATTCATAAAACTTGTCAGGCACTGTCAATCCTAATGATAAAGTCTTAACTCTGATTTTTTCATCTGCATTTTCTTTCTTAGTAGAAAGGAAAGCAATAATGTCTGGGTGGAATACGTTTAAATAAACTGCTCCAGCTCCTTGTCTTTGCCCCAATTGATTAGCATAAGAGAAACTATCCTCTAACATTTTCATAATTGGAACTACACCTGAAGCTGCACCTTCATAACCTTTAATGCTAGCACCTGCTTCACGAATATTCGATAAGTTAATTCCTACTCCACCACCAATTTTACTTAATTGTAATGCAGAGTTAATGCTTCTTCCAATACTATTCATGTCGTCAGTTACATCTAACAAGAAACATGAAATAAATTCACCTCGTCTAGCTCTTCCAGCATTTAAAAATGATGGTGTTGCTGGTTGATAACGTTGGTTAATCAATTCATCTGCTAAATTCCATGCTAATTCTTCATCTCCATTAGCAAAATATAAAGCATTAAATGCAACTCTATCTTCAAAACTCTCTAAATACTTAGTATTATCATTTGTTTTCATTGCATATTGACTGTAAAACTTGTATGCAGCCATGAATGACTTGAATCTAAAATCTTTACTATACACAAATTTAAACAATTTAATAACAAATTCAAATGAATATTTGTTTAAAAAACCTTTTTCAATGTAATTATTCTCTAATAAATAATCTAGCTTATCTTGTAATGAATCGAATCGTAAATAGTTTGGCTTAACATTTTCTTTAAAAAATGCTTTTAACGCTTCTTTATCTTTATTTAACATAATAGAACCGTTAATTGGTCTGTTGATTTCATTATTCAAATTGTAATATGTTACATTACCTAAATCTTTTAATGACACTTGTTTGTACTCCTTTTTCTTTAATATATAAAAAGAGCTACTAGAGCTCTTCGCCATAAATTACTATTTCCTTATAGTTATATTATTCCTTTTTATTCTTTATATATCACTAACTTTTCACCACTAACTTCAAAAAGCTTTCGCTAAAAACTGTTTGCTTATAATCATTTTTAACCATGTTATATCGTCACTAACTGCACGCTATCACTGTAAAATCTAACTTTCGATAATTTGTACATAGATTGCTAAAAACAGCTCAGAACAGCTTAAAAAAGGAATGAAAATCATTCCTTTTACTTGCTATATTCTTCAAAAACATGGTCAAAATAAATTTGGTCAGGGGCTTTGCTTCTTGCTTCTTCATATGTACATTTATCCGCTAATACAGCTTTTGCTAATTGTTGCTCCATTGTCTTTCCATTTGTTTCTTGAAAATCTCGTATCGCTTGGAAATTATCCTCAGCTATCAATCTTCTAATCTTATAATCAATAGTTAATGCTTCTCTTACTGCAAATCGTCCAGTACCATCTTTAGTCATTACTAATTGCTGATTTACAATTCCACGCAAAACATCACCTAATGTAGCTAAAATTCTACGTTGTTCCTCACCACTAAATAATGAACGAATACGATTCAATGTTGTTACATTGTTCACGGTATGGATTGTACTCATTGCTAAATGTCCAGTTTCAGCAGCTCTTAAAAATTCACTCACTTCTGATTGATTACGAACTTCTCCAATTAGAATATAATCGGGATTTTGACGCATTGCTCCAGTTAATCCTATTCCAAAATCTACACAATCCTCTGGTATTGCTCTTTGTACTACTAACGCTTTACCATCATCGGGGAAAATCGCTTCAATTGGCTTTTCAATAGTAATAATTTTCTTTTCTTGTGTCAATTGAATTTCTCTCAAAATTGAAGCCATGGTCGTACTATTATGAGTAATCGTAAATGTATTCCCTACTAAATAAGTATGACTTTCACTATTAACTTCAAAACAGAAATAATCCTTATAATTATCTTTTATTTTTTCTATTTTGACTATTCTTGTTAATCGTTTCTTTCTAGTTTTGTCTATTACTAATTTCTCATTCTCATAATATGTACAATAACCTAAACTATTCGCTAATTCAATAATTTCATCATCATACTCAGTTAATTTAATAATTTCTAATTCAGAATTATCAGTTTTGCTATATAATAATTCTTTCCGTTCTTCAACCGTATATCCATTGTAAAATCTTACTGGAAAATTGAGTTTCGGAATGAAATACTCATATTCAAATTTATTAAAGATTTCATCTGTTGTTACTGATGATAATAAACCTTTATTATTGTGTACTACCCATTCATGAGGCCCACTTGCTTTAAATACTTCTCCATTATCTAAAACTATCTTATAAAGAATGTCCTTTCTTGAAGCTTTATGTATAGCTAAAACTTCAATCACATTCTTATCTTTATCAAAAATCTTATCATCAACTTTAATGTCGCCAACCTTTCTCATTCCTTGTGGTGTCGGAACTAATGTATCTTTGTGTAATGCTTTACCACTACCTGTTGGACCACATACTAAGATAGCACCAGATGATTGATAAAACCAACTCTTAACTTCATTTTCAATGTTTAATTGGTCAGGCGTTGGTATTTCATCTGTAATTGTACGAAATACTATAGCATCTGAACCATAACTCTTGTATAATGAAACTCGGAATCGTCTACCCTTATATCGTCCACGCTTGATTACATATGAAGCATCATAGTCTAAATCACGAACATAAACACCTTGTGCTTGGTGATTTAAAATCCCTTTCATTAAATCTTCCATTAAAATATTATCGGGAACTGGAAACTCATGCTTCTTAACAATCTTCCCTAATACAGTAAATGCAACAGGCTTGTCAGCATTCAAATGAATATCCGAAGCACCTTCTTCAATTGCATAACTTAATACCATATCTAAATGAAACATTCCTATCCAACCGGTATTTGTCCAGTCATTTATCATATTGCCAAATTCATTCGCACTCGGACTAGGTGGAAAATCAGTCTCTATCTGATTCGGTAATAAACTCTTATTGCTAGAATTATATAAACTATCTAACTTTGGTAATGCCATATTCTTCTCCTTTTATAATGCCCATGGGTCATCTACTCTTACTTTCTTTCCATTCACATCTAAGAATGGTACTATGTCGTAATCTTCAAATCCAATAGACTCAGCAGCTTTGATAATCTTTTCTACTGTACTCTTATTGCTTGTTATATAAACTACTTTACTATATACTCTCTTATCTTGCTTATAGGCAATTAACTTCTTCCTATATTCAGCAACACTCTTGCTCGCTCTCTCGACCTCAATAGCAATATTCTGAGGCGAACCATCACTTAATCTTGGTCTACGAACTACTAAATCAGGTATTACATAACTATTATCAAATGCTTCTGAGCTATATAACAGATAAAGAAATTCTTGACCGGGAACTAACTCGGGTGAAACATCTTTCTTCCCATGCAATTCCCACTCACGCCATAATATTTCACCTTTATCCAAAACTTGAGTATTTACACTTGACTTCATATGATACTTGCCTGTTAAATTAAACGATTCCTTATATAAAGCACTTCTAAAAAATCGCTCTGGGATTATATCCTCACCCCTAACAATCTTCCCTTGAAACTCTCTGCCATAATACGGGAAATCATCTAAATTTAAAGCATTTACCTTATTACTATATAAACATGCTACTACATAATTGATTGTTAATAATTGACTAACACCCTTAACCTTTGGTCGCTTCGGAGCTCTATCATCATCTGTAATTATACTTTGACCTAACTTAGTTAAACCCCAAATATATAAATTACCCTCTAATGGCAGCTTCTCAACTAATCCCATGTTATACATTTTATTTAATTGACCTGTAATAGCACTTCGCCCTTTGTCTAAAGCAATTGATAATATATTTATAGTAGCTACTTGAAATCTATATAAGAACTCTAAAATCTGTATATCACCTAATGTAGTATAACGTTGTTTAACTCCTATGCCATCAATAGTCTTTGTTCCAAAATAACCCTCACTTAATAACCTTGCTTTATCCTTTTCATCTAATATACTGTTATATCCAACTTGACTAATTAACTCTTGCTCCGTCATTCCTAACGACTTCAATAATTGTTTCTCGTTTGGACTCATCTTAGTATATCTATCCTTATTATACGCCTTTCGTATCGCTTGAGTTTGTTTAACCTTAGCTAACTTTCGTCTTTCAACTTGTTCTAAATGTTTAACTATTCCCTTAGCATATAATGGGTCATTCTTTCTACTCTCTAACCGCGCTATATCTTCTTCCCTACGATTGAACTCACGCTTACGCTTGCGCCCTTTATTCCCTCGTAAATAAGTCTTATTTAAATAATCACTTAAACTCATTCCACTACTACTAATAATAACTTCATCTGTTGCTTCATTAGTAACTTGCTTCAATTTTAATCTGTCTATTCGCTTCTGTAATAGATTATTTGCTTCCTCTATATCTGTTTCACTAACTTCTGAGTCATTCTCAATTATACTATGAATTGACTTATTACTATCATTTGTATCTATATAATCTCGCTCACTCTCATAAGCCCAATCTTCATACTTCCTATGCTTAGCTCTAATTTCACTCTCTTCCGCTTCACTTAAATCTAAATCTAATGTAGAACGGAACTCCTTAGGTAACTTTAAATCACCACTTAATAATTGCTCTTTTATCTCATTATTACTTAATCCCTCAATCTTTTCTTCGGGCGCTATCTTTTGTAAACCTTTCGGAATCTCACCTGTTGACAATAAATCAACTTCTTCTTCATCATCGTCCCATGCCCACTTGATTGCTTTGTCTACCATTGTAACTCTCCTTTGAAAAATTTTTGAAAACACTCTAACTCGTGTGTTGTATTATACTTTGACAATTCAGTAAAATCGTTATATCCCTTTATCACGAAATATATGGAATTTTTATATCTTTGATTTAATAATATCATCTATTTTATTTCAGTATTTTTCGTTATATATATTATATGTATTATATCGTTTAACTTAACTCGTTTTTGTGCAAAATTTTCTGCCAAAGCACTTGAGAAAATACCACTAATGTGTATTTTACCACCCTGCACTGCTCCCTAAAGGGCACTACATAAGCCAAGCTTAACTTCTAACCAACTCGTTTCGGTGCCCTCACCTCGGCCTAGTCATAAGTTACCTCGCCTTACTCCGTAAGTTATTATAGTTAAAACTATAATAACGGCAGTGCAGCTTGCTAGCATAGCCACTATAAACTTATTCACTTGAATAAGTTATAAGTGGATTTAATTAGTAACACCGTTACTAATTACTATGCTAGCCGAGCGTGGAGTGAGCACTAATTTATTAGTAACTACCGTTACTAATAATTTAGAAATTAGTTAATCATAGCTACCGCTATCATTAACTAATTCACTCAACGCTCTAGCTCTCTCATAGCAATGCAATGTCATTAAGTAATAACTACGAATGTAACGTTACACTTAATGATGAATTGCCAACTATGTATATGAGAGAGCTGGTACACCGTGTAACTAAGATAGTATAACTAGGAAGAATGACTATCACGGTGTACTGAGGCGATAGCAACTCGGTTGGTATCGCTATACTAAGAATGAATGAGTAATGTGTTACATTAGTGAGTAATAGCTATAGTAAATAATAGTAAGTAATAGTTGTAATGAGTAATAACTATAATAAGTAAATGTAACTTAAATTAGTGTGTAATAGAAAATTAGCGATGTGATAAACGAATAGCCAGCCGTATAAAAAGTAGATGTAATGACTTCAATATGATACGCAGATAAAATATGTGCAACTGGATAAATATAAAATGGAATGAATGTGGCTTAATAATAGTAATAGTGAGGAATGACTTAGAGAATACTAGTATATCCATGGTGGCGCAGTGTTCGGTGCAGTGAGTGGGGAAGCGGTAGCGGTAGCAGTGGTGGTGGGGGAGCGGGTGGTGCTCGAGTGGTGGTCGCCGGTAGCGAGAGTGGTGGTTCTTTCTTTTTTTGTTTTTTTGCTTAGCCATGTATAGTAGTTTTTTCTTTTTTTGGAGCGAGTTAGCTATAGTTAGTAATTTTCTTTTTTGAATTTTTGTAGTAGGAATTTATTTTAAGGTATAGCGAATTGTTATTGAGTTTAGCGTTTTGATTTTGGATTTAGCAATTTATCTTTAAGCAATACTAATGGAGCAATTAAAAGAAGTAATATATTTAATCCATGAATAAGAGTAATTCTAGTATGAATGTATGGAGTATATTTAAGTAATAGCATTTCACTTTTTCGGTTTGTGTTTGGAAACACTAATAGAGTAAATATAGAGAGCAATAATAAAAGTATTGCAATTCATAAGTTTATTACTCTAGTAGTAACATTTTTGGAATAAGCAATACTAATAGAGCGAATAAAATAAGTATGGTTTTATAGTAGTGTTATAGTTTACAAGTTTAGTATTTTACTTTTGAGTATATGAGCATTGATGAAGATAATAAATTTAGCGAGTTAGCTATAGTTAGTAATTTTCTTTTTTTTGATTTAAAATACTAATGGAGTAATTAAGGTTAGTAGTGTCATTTATATTATGTATTGCTTTGGAGTGTAGCGTTCTGTTATTGAGTTTAGCATTTTGCTTTTAAGTAATGCTAATAGAGTAATTGTAGTTAGTAATGGTTTTAAGTTTTCTTATATGCAAGGATAATGCTAAATAAGTATTTAGAATAAGTAATATTTGGATTTTAGTTTTGAGTAACAGCGTTTTACTTTTAAGTAATAGTCTTTTTTAGATTTAAGAAATACTAATAGAGTAATTAGAGTTAGTAACATTATAGACTTAGATTTTGTTTTAAAGTATAGCGTTTTACCAATGGGTTTAGTATTTTACTTTTTGGTTTTTGGATTTAATAATAATGGAGTAATTAAGGTTAGTAATGTCAAAGATTTAAAGTATAACTTTTGGGTGTAGCATATTGTTATTAAGTTTTTGAATTTGATAATACTAATAGAGTAATTATAATTAGTAATGTTTTGGTTTATACTTTGAGTAGCAGCGTTTTGCTTTTAAGTAATGGCATTCATGATTTTAATAGTTCTAAGGGGGGAGTAAGATTAGTAATGTCAATTATTTTATTGAGTAACTTTTAGGTATAGCATTTTGCTATTGAGTTATGGATTTCAATAATACTAATAAAGTAATTAGAACAAGTAATGTTAAAATCCATAAATTAGTATTTATTCTTATTGAGTAATTATAATAATCAGATTAAAATAATGGTATTTTCACTTTAAAGTTTAGCAATTTGCTTTAAAGTTTTGAATTGAGTAATACTAACAAAGTAATTATATATAGTAAGTTTTGTGTAATACTTTTCAGTTACGGATTTTTGATTTAGAGAGAAGTTTTTTAGTTTCTGTTTTTTGATTTGAGTGATACTAATAGAGCAAATATAAGAAGCATTATTTATAGAGTTAAAGCTTATGAGTTTAGCATTTTGCTTTTAGGTATTGAATGGAGCAATACTAACAAAGCAATTAAGAAGAGTAATTTATGTGGAGAAAATGTTTATCGAGTAAATATATATAGCAATATTAAGTAATAGCATTTTTGTTTAATTTAATCATAATGTAATATATAGATAATGGTTTATATATTAACATATGTATTAGAAGTCAAATCAGGTAAAAATAAAAAGAGCTATAGTTATATAGCTCGAGTTAGATAATTGAGTATTTATATAGTAACTCAGTTTTTAAGACATCATAATAAGTATTAGGAACAAATTCAATAGCATTGTAGTTGTAATATGAATTATAGCCACCTTTGATAAGTTGAGGTTTTATTTCAGCATTTTTGTTTAAGTACAAGTCATGTAGTAGTAATTGGATATAAACAATATAGATAATTTTATAGTAATATTCAATTGTACTTGATTTTAAGTTTAGCAAATCATTAAAGGATTTAATTTTGATAGAGTAGTCTTTCCATAACCACATGAAAATATTATGAATTTCTTGAGGGAAGTTTTTTGTATATTTATCAAAGAGAATTGTAGCTATATCAAGTCGTTTGTCATTTGGGTCAAGGAAATGGTTTAGGAATAGTTCTTCATCAAAGTGTGAGTCGAGTTGAAAATTTTTGATGTTAGTATAGTTTTCATTTTTAGTAATTAGGTCATAGATTGAAGTCATAGTAATTAGTCTTTCTTTTAGAATAATGGTTGTTCGATTACTAACAATTGATAGAGTTTATTGTTATATGAGAATTGTTGGTTAGAAATAACTAAATCAGGTCGTTTAAAATCTTCGTCATAGACGATTTTAAGTTTTTCTTTATAGCCATATTCATCTCGCCAAATAACAATCATATAATCATCATAGTTAGTAATTTTGATTTGGTTGGGTGTAATATTAAAAGAGGTGTGGATTTCTTGTAGAGTATCTATAATAATTTCTTTTGGAATGTTCATAGTTAAGCCTTTTTGTTTTTACCTTCTAGTTCCCATCGAATAGTTCTCATTTCGTTCCAATCTAGCTTTGATGTAGCATATAATAAAACATTAACATCGTTGAGCAATCCCATATAAATTTCGTGCATTTGTTTGTTATCAAATTCAGGTTTAGCATAAATGCTGACATCAAATCCTTTTTCTAATCCCATAAGAATACAAGTCATTTGGAAATGGTTAAGTTCTGACTTAGCATAAATAGAAACATCGAAATTTCTTTCTAGTCCTAAGCGAATCGCTCGCATTTGTTGCCAATTAAAATATGGCTTAGCATAAATAGAAACATCTAAATTATTTGACAAGCCTATGCGGATTTGTTCCATTTGTGTATAATCTAATTTAGGGTCAAGATATACTTTATAATTGATTTTTGCTTTATAGCCCATATAAAGTTCTTTCATTTGTTTTTTATCAAAAGATTTTAAATAACTATCAAAAGTTTCAGCATCTTTTAAGTTATCAAATTCCAAATTATTTACTTTATAAAAAGTTTTAATTGTCATGTTTATTTCCTCTTATTTAATTTCTTATATTAAAATAATTTTATAATTGTCCAGTCATTACTTTCATAAGTTGAAATTTATCTTCATCTGAGCAATTAAGTGAATCAATAGCGTTTTTCAATTCTGACAAAGCTTTTTCATCTTTTTTAGGCATGTAGAAAGTTTTTAATTTATAATCATTTAATGGCAAGTCAGATTTATTTAGAGCATCAATAGCTACATCAATTAGTTCTGGTGTAATATTATTTGGGTCTTTTTCAATTCCAATAAAGTAAATATTAGGTTCATCATAGAAGTATTTAAAAGCTTCGCAATAGGAGTCAAGTGTGGATTTATCAGTATCAACAAATACAAATACAGTAGCATCAGCTTTATGTAAATTATCATAGATAACATGGTAAATATTTTTATTATTTGTAGTAATTTGTGAGAAAATCAATTGGAAAGTTTTAGTCATGATGAGTAATTCCTTTCTAGTTTTAGTTGTTATATTTTTCATCAAGTTCTTTCATATAGTCAAGCAATTCTTGAGTAGGTGAGTAGAAATAAACACCCTCAAAGAAGTCAAGTAGTTCTGGGCCACGTTCAATCAATCCATATTCAACGAGCATATGAGCTACATCTGAGTCTTCGGCTGGGATAGCAACAAGTTCAGTTTTGATTTCATTTTCGATTACTTCTTCTTCATCAGGCAAAGCACTTACAGTAAGAAGTTCGGCATAATCTTCATCAATTTCTTGGATAGAGATAGCGATTGTTTTAGTATCTTGGTAGCGATTAAGTAGTAAGTTAAATTGTGCATCGTTGAAAGTAATATTTTGTAGTTGCATTGTTTTTATCCCCATTTCGTTTGATTATAGTTATATTATACAATAAGTTATGATAGTTGTCAACGGTTTTTGTAATAATTTTTGAAATTTGTGAAAAATAAAAAGAGCTATTAAGTTATATAGCTCTTTTTTGATTTAGTTTCAGGTGGTGTAAAGTTAAAATCTTCTAGTATAGTTTTAGCTTCTTCAATAGTAGTTGTCTTTTCAATTCTTTTTATGAGTTCTTGAATAGCTTTTTTAGTTTTATTTCTTTTAAATTCAACAGTTAGTAAGCTATCTTTTTCATCATCTGTTTTAACTGGATAGAATTTGTAATACCAATTGATAGCATTATCTATGTTAGTAAAGATTTCTTGTTCAATCTTTTTAGCTTTATCAATTTTTAGTTCAGCAAGACATTGTAATAATTCAGGCATTTTCAGCTCCATGCTATTGAAATAGTTTTCAATTTCTTTAGGAGCTCTTTGTTGTCTGATTAAGTTGTCATAGTAAGGTTTTTCATAGCTTCTATTTATATTTTCATGGACCTCATTAAAGAAGTTTTTAAGTTTTGTTATAACTAGCATAGTTTTATCTTTCTTTAATTTATTTAATAAGGTTTAATTCCTTTAGAGTTTGTTTAGCGTCATTAACTGTAGTTTTAGTTGAGATTAGTTTTCTTACTTTTTGCATTTCTTTATAAGTATTGTCTATGCCAATATGGTATTTCACTAAATAGGGTAAATCTTTTGCACTTGAAAAATACTTACGAGTTAAGCTAAGTGCAGAAATACTATTTTCATAATAGCCTTGTTCATTTTTCTTAGCATTTTCAATTCTTAGATTAGATAGGTTTTCCAAAAACTCTTGATAATGTTTCTGAGCTTCATTTTGAAATTGTGTTATTTTTTCTTCGACTTTTATTTTTGTTTCTGTCATAGTTATTTTCCTTTATTTATTTTTGAATACTATAATTAAACTCTTTCAGTTTAGATAATTCCAAGCTCTACGAATTTATCTTTAGTTTCTTGGATTGACTTATCTTCTTCAATTAAGTTTCGTAGCTCTTGTAGTCGGTAAAGGTTTACAGCAAGAGTTTCTTTTACTTCATTTAGTCTTTCTGAGCTAGGATTTTGAGAGTAATGCCATTTAATCAATTCAATAACACTATCTCGGTAAGCTTTTTCACTTTCTTTAGCTTCTTCGATTTTATTTTTAGAAAGGTTATCGAAGTATCTTAGCATATGTTTTTCCATTTCATCAGTAAAGATTTTAATTTCAACAGGTAGTGGTTCATTCATAGTTATAAATCCTCTTTTCATTTTTATAGTTATATTATACAATAAGATTTTCATTTTGTAAATGATTAGGTTGTTTTGGAAAATAAAAAGAGCTATATAGCTATAGCTCTTTTAGTTTTTTATAAGTTTGGGTACAAGATTTTGAATCCTTGAATGTAAGCTTCAATGTCATTTTCAGGTAAATCTTTGATTAGTTTAGTAGCATCTTCAATTGTGAATGTTGCCTCTTTAAAAGATGATGGTGTTGTTTCAAAGTTTACAATTGGTTCTTCATCAATTGGAGTATCTTCATATCTTGTTACAACCCATTCATAAGTCCTAAATGGAGTTTGAATAAGCATTACATAAATTCTTTGGTGATGGTCATCTTTTTCTAAGTGAAAATAAATATGGGAACTTGAAATGTCTGAGGCTGTAAAAATATATCCATTTGAAACTGGAAATTTACCATAAAATTTGCCTCTTTGGTTCACATGATGAGCAACATATTTAGCAAGTTCTTTAATATTTGACATGATTAAGCCTTCCGTTCTTTATTTTTGTTATAGTAATAGCTATTTTCGTAATAGTTTAATCTGGTTGAAGCACAAAAGCTTCATCTAATTCATAATCATCTAGTGGAATGTCTTTTGAATCCTTGATAATTTGATAAAATTCTTCAAAGAGTGTATCATCTTCCATAATATCGAGTGCATTTCCAGTAGCAGAAATGAAATAAATATTATCATATTCTTTGAATTTTTCTTTCATGGAATTTAGCTCATCTTCTAGTTCTGGTGTGTAATCATTATCAATAAGAGCAACAACCAAAGCATCAGTCTTGTATTGAGCAAGCATCATGTTATAGACAAGACTAGTTCTTTTAGGAAGTGTGATTGGAAGTTGAGCTAAGATTAGGTCGTATTCTTTAGCCATAATTATAGTAATCCTTTATTAGTTTTTCTTATTTAGTTCAGTTAATTGCTTAGCGGTTTCGTAATTAACTTCATCTAAGTTAGGAGCAAATCCTTTTTCTTTAGCTAGTGCTACAAATTTTTCAAATAATTCTTTATTCATAGTAGTTATTCCTTATCATTTTGAAGTACGTTGTCATATTCATCTAGCACAATAGTATCAATATACATATTTTTAAACTTATTATTTTGTGCATTGTGAATTAAGCCAAATATTTTATGTTTTTCATTTGGATTTAGCCAAAGTTCTTGTTTATCCATTAACCATTTATGAACTTCATATTGGTTAGTTGAAGTAAAGCATTTTTTATTATTGATAAATACTTGATAAATCTTCAAGTTATTCTTATAATGTTTACTCTTTTCAGATAGATAGATTTTTATATGAGTGCTTGATTCCCTCCATTCATAATCTACATAACTAACAGTATCAATCATAGTAATAAATCTATTGTGGTATTGCCCGATGATTTTATTAGCTTCTTTATCGAAAGGATAAGTTTTCCATTCAAAAAGTCTTTTAGCTTTTTTCTTTTTAGCATCTCCACTATCATAAAGGGAGAATTTTATCATTTTATTTCTGCCACGTTTCCCAAGGCGGAGTGTTCTCATATATTCTGCAAGTGTAAAAGGTTTCATTCTAGCTCCTTTTCAAAATTAAAGTATCTGTTTTACTATCGTAACTGCATAAGTATCTTCGCCATTTATAATCAATGAATGTGGACGGTTTAATCATGTTTTTAGAAGTAGTTTGAGGGTACATAACAATTGCCTTTCTAATTAGCTGAAGTTTTCAATCAAATTTTTCAATGTATCTTCTAGTTCTTTTTCATCTGTTGGGTTGTGTTTGAAATCAAACCATCCGTAATAAAAATAAAACATGGAATGAGCGATACGGTTCAAAAAATCAGTTTGTTTTTTACTATAGTTAAGTTTGTATTTTACTCGTACAATACATAATGACAGTGAATCATCTTTAAAGCTAAATAGAATTTGACTATTGTCAGAAATTCTTACTCTAATAGAGCCGTCTTCGGTTTTTTCTGATTGGAATTTATAGCCTGATTTAGCAAGATTTTCAATAATTGTTTCAATTTGTTCTTTGTTCATAGTAGTTCTTTCTAATTAGTTGTGGCTTTTGAGCAATCTTTCTAATATAACTTCTAAATTTTTCTCATTTTTAGGAATGATTCTAAAATCAATCCGATTTTTATAGATAGATAAATAAGGAGCGATAGAACATAGGTAGTTCACTTTTTCTTCTTCCTTGTCAAAATTATCACCATAATCAAGACAGATTACTGATTTTGTTAGAGTTAGTTTGCTGTTAAAATCAAAAGTAAATTTACAATTACCAAATTCAAGTATAATAGAGTTATCCTCTGTTGTTTTTGTTTCTAAGAGAAAGCCATTTTCGGCTACTTTCTTAATAGTTGTTTCAATTTGTTCTTTATTCATCTTCATCTTTCTAATTAGTTATAGCTTTTAAGAAGTTGATAAATCGTAGTCTCTAATTCTTCTGCATTGTTTGGTTTATAATTAAATTCAATCCAGTGTTTATAGATTGACCAATAAGAAGTAATAGAGTTCAAGTAATCAACATTTTCTTGGTCAAATGTTAGTTTGTAATCGAGTTTTAGTACTGCTCTAACATTTAATCCAGCATTTCCAAACTCAAAATAAAACATACAATCGCCATAATCAACATAGATAGGACTTGCTCCAATTTCTTTTCTTTCATTGTTGTAGCCTTTTTCAGCAAGATTAGCAATAATTGTTTCAATTGTTTCTTTATTCATGACAGTAATTCTTTCTATTTAGCTATAGTTATCAATAATTTCTTCAAGTACTGATTTCATTTCTTCTTCATTGTTAGGAATATAAATAAATTCAATATGAGCTACTTGATACCCCAATTTAACATAAGGCTCTTTAAATTTATTTAAAGAACTAAGCAAAGAATTGGCTTTAGCTGGTGTTGGAGAAGTTATAGTAACATCAGTCTTAAAGATAAATTCTAATTTCTTCAGCTCAAAATCGCACAAAAATGTTAATGAGCCATATTTAATAAAAATAGAATCACCATTAACTTTCTTTACACGTAGTTTTTCTTTTCCTTTTGTTAATTCATCAATAATTTTTTCAGCTGTTTGTAGATTCATAATATTATTCTTTCTATTTTACATTTTCTTTAATATATTTAGCAAATTCTTTAGTTGGAGCAAAAAACATGATTCCAATATATCCTTGAGCCATAATGAAGTTTGGCTCTTCCTCAATCAATCCATTTTCAACAAGCAATTTCACATACTCAGGATTATCAGTTCGGATTTGAACATACTCAGTATCATTATTTTCACTTTTTTCCAAAACTGAGTTATTAGTTGTGATAATGTCTGGGTATTCATCATTTGGTAATCCCATTAAGATAGCAATAAAATTGCTTGATGAATAGCGAGAGAATGAAAAGTTATAAGTTTCACCCTTAAAGTTAATATTTTCTAATTTCATTGTTTTTCACCTTTTCTTTTTTATATTACTATTGTATAATTTATTTTTTGATTTGTCAATAATTTATAAGATTTTTATAAAATAGTAGTAAGGAATTGTAATCTTACTATTTTTGAATTTATTTATATATCTTAAGCTGATTTTGGACCATGTTATATCGACACTAGTGGAACTGTAAAACAGTTTAAACTGGATTTCGATAAATGTATCGACTTTAGGAAAAAACAGCTTAAAATCAGTTTTAAGCTGTCTTATATGGTTGAGTTTTTAGTGGATAAATTTAGCAGATTCGCATTGACCTACAGGTGTAGTAGTTAATTTCCAATTATGGATAAATACAAGTGAGCAAGATTGGTTAAAGAGAGTTTCCAACTCATCAATATTATGGATTTGATAACCAATTTCTTTAGCTTCTTTTAAATCTTCATCATCTTCGCAGATATAGATTTTATGGCAGCCATCATAGGCGATTTTATTTGGTTCCTCAAATACGTAGGTTTTATTTGTGTCTTTGTTAATGATAATCATTGTTATTACCTCTTTTCATATTTCCTTTATAGTTATATTATATAATAAAGTCTTTATTTTGTCAACATTTTTTATAAAATAAAAAGGCAATTTTATATTGCCTTTTTTAGACCATTTTGATTGAGATAGTAGCAGTAACTTTAATCAATTCACCATATTCCATTGGGTCATTGATTGCTTCAACAATTGTGTTTAGTGTATAGGAAGTTTGGTCAAATTCAAGGTATTCTTCAAAGAATTTTTTAAGATTGGTAGGAATAATTTTCAAAACATCTTTGTCAAGTGAATCAACAAAATCAGAATAATCAAATTTACCAAATTCTTTTAATTCAAAAATAAAGAATAGTGGAACATCATTAACTCCATTATTAAGTTGAGTCAAAACATAATTTTGCAAAGATTCTTTGATTGTTGCTTTCTTATATTTGTTAGAATAATCAACCCCATCTTGCTCTACATCGAAAATCGGATTACCAGTCAAAATAGAAGCAACTACATTTTCAACAACATTAGCATCTTTTTCATAGCATACCCATTCAGCAAGTTCTCGTTTAAGATTGTCAGTAATAGTATCATAAGCTTGTTTAAAATTTTCGTTTAGTTTAATCATTGTTTTATTTCCTCTTTTCTTTAAACTTTAAAGATTGTAAGAAATCTTCCATAGAAGAGCATTCTACGCCATCAATAATAAAAGGATGTGGTGAGAAGTTTGACAAACTTGAAGCTGGATAGCTAGAACCTGAACTTATATCCATTTTATCATCTCCATTGTTTGTTATTTCTTTTCCAAGTATTCAAAAGCTGCAAGAGCTTTTTCTTGATACGAACCTTTTGTGTGATAAGCAACTTGTAAAGCTTCATCAACAATATAAGACATAAAACTTGAGTAAAAAGGGGCTAAAGCAAGGTATAGGTCAAGATAGAAATTAGCTAATCTAAGTTGTTTGAACTTTTTATATGAGATTTTATTTTTTGTTTCCCATAAAGTTTTGACATCTCTAACTGGCTCTCTATCATCAAATAGAGCTTTTGAGAAAAAGAAGAAACTATCAATAGTATTCTCTTTTATTCTTTCGCAGAAGCTTTGATAATATTCTTTTTTAATGTTATAAGAGTTTGTATTGATTTTTTCTAAAATCTTATCATATTTCTTTTTATATTGCGGTTCCATTAGTATCACTCCTTTTTATTCAAAAATAACTTTTTCAGAAATTGCTTCTGGGTCTGCTTCATTGTCTTTCAATAAGGAAAGAATCGTTCCATACAAATCATCTTTTGTTGAGATTTCTTTATAAGAAGTAAAATTAGTAAAATATTTTCGGTACATATGATAGAAAATAATAAATGTATCAGTTTCCTTATCATTCATAACGCTAATATAAAAATCATTAAATTCATCAGATTTTGAAATAACTTTCAAATTCAAGATTTTACTTCTATTAACAAGTGGAATTGCTTTATATCTTTCAAGATTATCCTCTTTCATTGCAGAATACAATGGCTCAGTAGAGAATTGAAATTTAATTTTTAATGCTTTCTTGTTAAAGAAGTCATTTACTTCATCAATGTTCATTAAGTTATAGTTTCCTTTGTTTTCTTTTCAATAATATTTTCAATAAGCTCTCTATCACTTTTTGCTTCATCAAATTTCTTTTGTTTATAAATTTCTCGTTTTTTATCAATTTTGTTAGAAATATTAGCAATTCCACTTAAAATCTTTTCAGATAGAGATGGCTTTTGAGTAGCTTTAATTTTAATTTTTGCTTTATTGCTAGCCTCATCAACAGAAACTTCAATACTGATAATTTTTGTTTTAGAGCCCTCACCCTCAAAATCAAATTGCATATCTTCGATTTCATAAGTAATTGAACCCTTATTCTTGGAGATTTCTAAGCTAAAAACGTTTTTTGCCCAATTATCACCAGCATAATGTTTTCGGGAACTAATCAATTCCATAAAATTATTATAGCAGTAAGCATTGTTAATTACTGTTGTTGGAGTAGAATAATCCCAGCCTTGTTTTATTTTGAATTTTAATTCATCATTTGGTGTTAAAGTAAATTTCATTATTCCAGCCTTATCTAATCGTATCAATATTCATCAGTTATAGTTTTATTTGATTTTTCTTTAATAATATTTTCAATAGCTTCAGTATCAGTCTTTTTCTTTTGAGCTATTTGTTCTTTCTTTTGGTTAATCCGCTTTCTAATCCCTTTAAAGAGCAATTCTGTAACTAGAGCCAAGCCAAATGTTTGAACTAGAGAAAGAGTATTAACTGGAACGATTGTAGTTAGAATTTGATTCCAACCAAATTGAACAGTTAAAATATAGCAAAATACAAGAAAGAGCTCTAAAATTGTTAGCACAATATATCCAATTGATTTTTCTTTATTTTCCATTTTTAAAAATCCTTTTCTTTATTTTAGTTAGTTATATTATATAATAAAAATTTTTCTTTGGCAAATAAAAACGAGCTATGGATTATAGCTCGTTTTTTGTTTTATTGATTTTCTTTTCTTTTGAGATTTTCCAAAATGTAGTTTATATCTTCCAATGATTTTTTAAAGACATAAGTTTGAGGATTTACAATTCGATAGAAGTTAGTGTAGAAATAAGCAATTTCATGTAAGAAACTTTCTAATTTTTTATTGTTTCTATGTTCTTCAATAAAGTTTTTAAGTGAGTCAAGTTGTGTAAATTGGAAAATGCCTGTCATGTAGTAATCGCCATGCAAGTTAAAGTTATAAATCTTATTTAAGCATTCAGTAAATTCATCAACAAATTTTACTTGAGCACTATCTTTATCAGACAAGTAATTTTTAATATTGTTAGTAACTTCTGTATAGCAATAGTCATTCAACAATAGGAAGTTAGTAATCCATTCCATTTCAAAATTATTGTTTTCTAATAGTGGTTTTAGAGTATGTTGTTTTCCTTTTAGTTGGAATTTATATTGGTCTTTTACTAATTTAATTTTCAAAGGTCGTTTAATAGGATTTCCATATAGATTAAGCAAAGGATTACAAGTATTAACCTCAGTTACCTCACCATCTTTTACAGCAACAAGTGACCATTCAGGTGTTTCAAAATCTGCTATATATAAACCGTTAGGAAAATCAGTTGTTTTAGTTGCAAGTACTTTGTTAGCAAGTTCTAATTGTTCTTGCCAAAATTGAATTTGACTTTTTGCTTTAGAAGCGTAATTTTCCAATTGAGTTTTGTTATATTTTTTAAGAGTAGCTTCTTTCATTTTTGTTTTATCCTTTTCTTTTTTTGTAATTATATTATACAACAATATCGTTAGAGTGTCAATAAAAAACTGTATTTTTTTCAAATAAAAAAGAGCAATTTCTTTCTCTTTTTATTTTTTAGGTTGTGCAAATTCAGTCATAGGAGTTACTGAATCTTCATCAATAATTTCAACTAAGTAATCTTCTTTAGGAGTAAATGTTAGAGTATCAATATTAGTAAGTTCTTGACTCTTGTTGCTAAATGTAATAATGATTTTTTCACCATCCCAAAAATAAGATTTGTTAATAGAATAATCAAATAAATCTTTTAATGGCCAAACTTTTGATGGTTTTAATGTATGAACTTTAGCAGTTTTTCCAACTGATGAAAAATTCTTGCTCAATTTTTGTACTTTATCAAAAGAAAGTAATTTCTTGTATAAATCTTTGTTATAAAATTTTACAGATTGTATAAAGTTTGGCAATTCTTCTTCTTGATAAGATTTAATTACTCCACTACCAAGCGCAAGGGGTTTGTAGTTTAACAAATCTTCTACAAATTTTTCATCATCAAATGCTGAAACTTTAATATATTTACTTGATAAGAAATATTCTGGGTATTCTTTTGTTAATGGATTAACCCAGCTATCAACACATAATCTTGCACAAATTGCTCCATTCAAATCTTCTCCATTATTAGCTTGTTTACATAAGAATTTATCTTCCAAATCCGGATATAGTTTTTGGAATTTCTTTTTAATTTTTCCATGAGAACGAGCACGTTGTGTACAGCCCCATTCTTTTTGTCGATACACACCAGGGAAATTAGGTCCTAGAGCGTCACTTGGAATAAAACCTGCTTTTCTAATAGTTTCTTCTGTTTCTGCATTTCGTACATAAAAGAGATTGATAAACTCTTTATCGTTTTTTGATGAAAATAATCCTCGGCCATCTCGGTAGCTCCATGAAATCAATTTTGGGTATGTCATTGTTTTTGCCTTCTTTCTTGTTTTCTATATTTATATAATACAAC